AGAATTAAACATTGATTAGATAAGATACCATTTGCATAGTATCTATGATTATCAGCTACATGCAATAATTCATACACCTTGTCATTGTTTTGAATTACATCAATACTAGTAACCACCTCATCTCCGTATATAATATCACCAACATTCAATTCGCTAGCGTATTTGTATGTACCGTTTGAGCATAATGTAATCTTGTGTTTAGGTGTACATATAACAAATTTGCTACTTTTAAATGACAATTTTAGTTTATCCTTATTATCACCTACTATAATACCTTTAAAGTCTTTGAACCCTTCATCAGTTAATACTTCGAAATTAGTATTTTTAAACGTTTTATGTCTATATAAATCTGCCATAATTATTTTTTGCTAGGTCGTCCTTTCTTCCAACCAGTCGGTAGTTCATCATCTTTTTGGAATCTTTTTATTTTAAGAGTATCTTCATTATAACCGAAATATGTACCTTTATTCATACCTTTATATTTATTACTCTTTTTAGAGCCACTACCAGGTAACCACCCTTCGATAGTAGTGCCTTTCTCAACCCTCTTTACTTCTCCGGTCACTTGATTGTGAATATATACCATCCCTTTACCACTTCGTTTTAGCTTCACTTCTTTCGATGCATTTTTAGCTGCATTAGACATATTGCGTTTTGCTTGCTCAGATCTCTTCATACCTCTATGCGCTTCAGCTGTTTTACGAATTTTTTCTAGATCTCTATTTTGTGGATTTTCTCTAGATTTGCCTTTTAATGAACGTGATATTTTTTCAGCACGTTCATTTGTATATATTTTTTCAACCATCTCCTTTCGCCAATCAGCATCAGCCCATTGCGCTTTCTTATACTCAGAAAACTCCTTTTTCCATTTATCTGACCATTCACACTTACCATAACCACCTTCCCTTAGATTGTATGTATCGTCTCTATTAGCGTACTCCAATGTAACGATCTCCTTTTCCTTTATTAAAGCTTCACGGTAGGTAGGGAAGTATTCTAATATTTCTTTAGTAAAATTTTCTTTACCATGCTTTGCAATAGACCTCTTCACCAGCTTACCTGATCCCATATAACCATCATCTATATTATCCGTTCTATGAACGCCAATATACTCCATACCATTAACTGTATTTGCAATTTTATACACATAGTTATACTTTCTATTAATATCAGGATCGTTTCGATTCATATTAATATTTATACTTAACGGTTCATTTTCGATGAGTATGCATTTACCCATTAAAATCGATAACTGTTGGTATTTCACCATTACCTTCTAACATACCTGAAAGGTCTTCCATGTTTATATCGAATACTGCTCGTGTCTCTTTGTCTCTTAAAGTTACAACTGTACTACCATCAACACAATTTACTGATTGACCACGAGCTGCTGTACCTGTTGTAGTTGATATACCTATTCTCGTACCATTTGCTAACGTTACTGCAGTCTTACCATATTCTTTAACCCCTGGCTTTAACCAATTAGGTAGCTCTTCATATGCTAATCTAATTCTATTCATAATTTCAATAGCAGTGCCTTCCTTATTAGCTACAATTAAAATTCGTTGATCATTATTAAAGCAAGCAATCCATAAAGCATAAATTGTCATCATTGTAGTCTTACCGATTTGTCTGGATGCTAATAATATAAAGAATCTATTATCACGCATTTTACGTAAAGCTCGTTTTTGGCAGTAATGGAGGTTTATCTTTTGCTTACCATCATCTAGTGAAATGATATGAAAAAAGTTTTCAGCAAAATATAATAAGTTGTTTTGAGCCTTTTTAAGCTCTTTTATCATCTTAGGTGTATATTCAAATTCGGCCCCGACATTTGGTAAATCAGGGTTATTCATATAATTTTGTTTATTTTTAGCTACCATTCAATAAATATTTATATGACTAGTCGGGCAAATACACTTACAGAAATTTGGGATACATATTCCACTAATATTTTATCAGAAAACGTACCTGGTGAAAAAGCTGCTAAATTTGGCGTTAAGCCAGGTAAAGGTCCAGCTGATTTAAACAGTGATAAAAATAAGAAGTTACAAAATGGTAAATCAACAGGTCCTAGTAATGTAGAAGGTCTAAAAGACCCGATTGACCCTAAAAAATCTAAGAAAAAGGATGAATTATATGATAGCGAAGATTTTTCTTCTGAGAATTATGATAAAAAGGTTGGAAAAAAGATAAAAGAATCTATAAATAATTACATGAAATCTACATTTGATAAGTTATTTGAATCGGTAATGTCTGAGGACGACCAAAATGAACTCGAAGCACTCGGCATTGACGCAGGAGATGAAGGTGATGCTGAAGTTGAAGAAACAGACGAAATTACATTAACCTTAGATCGTGAAACAGCTCAAAAGCTTCATGATATGTTAATGGATCAATTATCCGACGAAGATGAAGATGAAGGTGAAGATGAAGGTGAAGGCGGTTTTGATGCTTTTGAAGAAGCAGAAGAAGATGAAGATGAAGATGAAACAGTCGACGAAGCTACCGAATTAAAGGAAGTTCCTGATTCAGCTGGCCATTCACTTACAAGCCGTAAGAATACAGTAGGTACTGTTAGAACTTCAGGTGGTAAAGCACAAGGTAGCTTGAAGAAGGTTGGAAATGGAGAAGGTCATGATCTTCCAGATTCAGCAGGTCATAAGCTTCAATCAAAGAAAGCAGTAGTTTCAGGTAAAGCTGGTAAAACAGGTGACTTGTTTGCTTAAGATTTAAAAGTAAATTTAAAAAGCTGCAACTTTATTGGTTGCAGCTTTTTTTTGTATAAATATAAATATGCAGCTTTTTAAAAAGTTTTTTGAGAACAAATATAACGGTCCTCAAGTAGGTGTAAATCATCGACATCGGAGAGCTATACCAAAAGCTTCAAGCAACGGTTATAGTAGAAATAGTGAAAAAATTATACCTGATTACGTAAAAATTGATCCATCAAAAAATTCTAAAATTGAATCTCTGAAAGATAGCCATGGTATGAGAGTATGTGATCGTAAAGACTTAGAATATATCAGAACGGAATATAATGTTATACCAATTAAAGGTGAAATTAAAAAATTAGGAAGCACTGGTATACAGCTATATTATGATGACAAAACTAAAAACTTTATTATAAAAAGATGAGTGCAGATTATAATGATTGCTACCCAGGCATGCAAGTAGTTGATCAAGCATGCTATAGATTTACCGATAAGAGTATTCAAGAATCTGAACGCTTTTTATTTAGTAACTGGTGGAGAGAAGAAATTAACCAATTCGGTGTTAAAGTGAAATATTTTGTTAATACTTTCAATACATTAAGTGCAAATAATTTATATGGTGAAGAACCTACAAAAGTATTTGCAGACCCAAGAGAAATAATTATTGCTGCGAAGTTAAATGAAAATGCAATAACATTATCTCAATTTGGGTTTGAAAGTGATGATGATATAACTGCATATATCCATATATCATCTTTTTATGATGAATTTTACACTTTAAGTGCTGTTTGGGATACTCAATATAATATTGTTGAACCTAAAGCTGGTGATATATTTCAATTGAGTGAATACGGTGATGATAGACCTAATAACCGACAAGCTAAGTATTTTGAAATAACTGAAAAGCTTGATGAAGATATTGCTCAAATTAATAACTTAGCTGGTCATTACGTCTTCTTAATAAAAGCAAAACGGCTAGATTATAGTTTCGAACCAAATATACCTTTCAATAATTTGACTAGTGGTATATCAGGTAATAGTCAAATTTATGAAGATACGTTTGCTGGTCGGTTAAGTGGCGGTGTTAATGAACAAACACAAACTAAAAAGGAAGATTACGACTTATATAATGTGGATAGTGTCAGTAAAGAAGACGTCTTTGATATGTCTATTAATGATACTGACGTATATGGTGACTATTATTAAACTAAAATAGTCTGTAAGAATTCATCAGCTATTTTAATACTTTCAAACTTTACCTTTTTTGGTGTTTTATCAGGTAATATAAATGTATATTCATATTTTTCCTCTACTAGTTTAATATTAGCTAAATTATAAACAACTCCTCGTTTAAATAGCTTAGTATTACTAGTAGTATTATTTATAAACTTGGTCCCAGGGATAAATTTCATCTACTTGTATACCTCGTTGTTCTTGTTCCATATTATATTTCATATCACCATATCGCTCTGCAACATACTTTTGAAATGCTCCTGGTTTAATCCAAACATTACTTTTTTCTGAATTATAACCAATTCGTTCTGCTCGCTGGCATGCTAAATTAACACCTTCGTATAAGCATGCAAATCTAGCTAAAAAATCCATACTATATTCTTCTTTATTACTGTTCGTTTCTTTCATATATATATTGTATCAGTGTTCCTAACAGTGAATATATTAACTTATCATCCCCTATACCATACATTTTTAAAATTTCATGAGAGTTTTGCAAGTTCGTTATTAAAATTTTCTTATTAATATTAAAGAATGATTTATCATCACCGGTATGTTTACTGTTAATATCATTTATATCATTATACAAGGATTCTAGAAAAACCTTTAATATATCAACCTTTTTATTATTTTTTTGTTTCACCATACCTTGTATAAAAGCATCGTAGTTATCCATTTCTAAAGAATCCTTTAATGCTAATTTGAGTTCATCGAAAGGGAATTTATTTACTTCAACTTGAGATATAAGTGTTGAACTTGGTATATTGTTAGTTAGTTTTTCAATTGAACTCATCGTTGTATATACATTGGTACTGTTGTCATTAATGTGCTTACATTATTGCTAGCTCTTATTTCTTTCTTACACTTTGAGCATTCATATATTGTATCTTCATTTAATGTCATTTGAATTGATTGCTGGTTATTTTCACTACACGGGCAGTTAACAGTAACCACATTTCTAGCACGTTCTTTTTCAAAATCTATAGACAATTGAATTGCTTTCTTTTTAAGCAAATTTTCATATGCAGTATTGAACAGATAAAACCCAATAAATTGTAATATAGTTGCAATTGCAAATACGACTTTAAAGTTATCAATAAATATGAGGCTAAAGAGAGTACTAATACATAATGTTAGTACTATTGAAACTATAAATTTTATCATTATTTGATTTTACCGACTTTTTTAGATAAATCAACTATTTTTTGTTCTATAGAGTTAGCTACCTCATAACACTCTTGTACACTATTTTTATCTTTAATACTCGGGTTATTGTAAGCTGATTTGAGCATGCTTATAATATTTTGAACATTTATAAATAGGTCAGATGATATTTCATTGAATGCATTTAAAGGGTATTGGTTTAATTTCGGAGCTTTATCGTCTGATGATTGTTGTTTAAGTAAACTGTTAACATCTACTTGCTGAGGTGGTGTATCTGAAGATATACCATTAACCTGTCGGCTAGAATCAGGTATCTGATCTTCACTTAATAAGTGATCAACAAACATTTTGAGTTTTCCTTTGTTTTGCATATAAATATTTATAAATAATAATATGAGTTTATATAGTAAAAAATTTATTAAGTTTCTCAATGAGCAAGATGAAGAGCAACTTACTGATCCTGAAGCAATGCAATCAACTTTAGATCCAGAAACAGATGCTGGGGATTTTGATATTGACATGCCTGAAACAGCTGATGGTAGCCCTGTCAATTCTCAACAAAGAGAGATGTTTGATGAGTTAAGTGAGTGGATTAATAGAATGGATGAATTTTCTAATTACCTTAACGGTACTACAGATAGTATTCAAACATCTTTAAATTCCGCAGAAGCTGATACGATTTTTGATAGTATTTCAAACTCTGAAACAAAGAAGATTGCTAGAGTAGCAATGGAAGTTTCATCGTTAAGTGAAATACTTAAAGGTTACTTAGCAGGAGCTAACGATCCTAAATATAGATTTAACTAAATAATAATTATATGAATAATAAAACTGACATAAACTCAATCTTTGAAGCTTACGCTGTATCTAAACCTCTTATTAACGAAGGTTATGAAGATAACGAAAGCAGAGAAAAAAATATAATGAGAGGTAAAGATGCTATTAGTGCTGAACAAGATTCATATTACGAGCAGTTCGGGGCTGAAGCATTTGAAGAGCATTACGGTTTCGCATACCCTCAAGCAGAAGATGGTGAAAATCATGCTGGCGAAAGTGCTGTAAATTTACTGGAACAACTTAAAGAAGAAGTACCAGAATTAGAAGACAAAATTAATCAAATAATTGAAAAGGTATTCGACGCTGTTGATATATTAAAGCAAGAGTCTTATGCTGATGACCCTCAATTGGTAAAAGCGTATGATTCACTTATAGAAGGTGATTTTTAAAACTTTAAACGGGTATTATTATTTATATATGAAATTTGATAAACTATACGCATCTTTAAATGAAGATTTTGGTAATACTGATTACGATATTGAGGAAGGTAATATTTTTGAAAGACTTGAAGATCTTCTCCGTAATAAACCTGAATTAGAAAATGATTTAAAACCTATACTAAATGACTTCCAGGATATCATCGAAGATATAAATAGTCTTGATGTAGATGATTATAAAATTGATGCAACTGATTTAGGGTTACATCTTAATAGATTATATCCAGACGTTTAAATTTAACCACCTTTTTAATAAAGTAATATATGAAGGGTGGTAAACTATAATTAACTATTCTTAATTTCAGTTAATAATAATTTAGCTTTAAGACCTGAATGAGTATTTTTTAATATAAATTCAGGTTTTATTTTGTCTTTATTACCAGCAACGCATATATCGTTAAAGTCTTTAAACCTTTTTAACGCTTTCGGCCATATAAAAACCTTTTCATTGTTATCAGCTAGAGATATACTCTTCAATAATGCAGCTTTATCACAGCGTTGATTATCTAGCACGTAAATCTTCTCATATAAATTAAGCTTATTGATTTGCTGCTTCTGCAATACAGTAAACATCTTATCACTTCTCTCTGTAATACCGCAAGTAGCTAAACCATTTTCTACAAAATAGCTATCAATCGGACCCTCAAAGATAAAAACGTAATCTAGGTCGGGATTAATATTTTGCATACCATATAAGCTTCTCTCTGCACCTACTTTACTAAGATATTTCGGTCTATCAAATAAATCCTTCTTCATTAACCCTCGAGATTGGTAGAATATAATATCTCCGTTATCGTCATAGAATGGTAAGATAAGTCTATTTTTATGTACCGGGTCTTTTAGCGATATATAAAACGTTTTCGGTTTATTAATACCTTTATCTAATTTACGCGTTTTAATTAAGTTTAAAGCTGCTATAACTGCTGCATTATCTTTATAATACTCTACTTGACTAGTATCAGATAAATTAATGCAATCGTCAGGTAAGCTCTTATCTATTACCTTCTTTTCCTCTTTAACCTCTTCGCGAGGCATTTGTATCACCACATCAAAGTTTTTAATTTCATTTATTAAGAAATGAAGCGGCTTACTAGTAACATCTAATAAGAATCCTAACGTCTTTTTACTATAACCGCAGTTATGACAATATGCTAAGTCTTTTTTCGGGATATAAAAGAACCTCTTCTTCTTACCCCATGAAGATCCTTCTTTACATATAGGACAACAACCATTATATGAATGACTATATTTATTATACGTTATCTTATAGATATTCTCGTATAATACTTGTACGGTATACTGTTCTGGGACGACTATCACATACTAATTATAGTATACTAATAGCAGTAATCAATTAATATTAACCTCTACTTTGAGTTGTAACACTCTTGATAATCCCATTATAATCAGCGATTAATTCACCAGTTTGTGCATCTTTAACTGATACTAAACCCTTCTTGATAATATGCCCAGTTACCGGGTCGGAGAAAACTGCTTGCTCGTATGTCTTACCATCTGCATCATATGTATTGTATGTAGGACGGGAGGTTTCTCCAGTATATGGGGATCTGATTTGTTGCGGATTAACGAATTCGTTTTGGTTCATAAAAATATTTAAGCTAGTAGTTCTAATAATCTATTAGTTTGAAAGAATGTTGAATACCAGATACTATCATTTTTAATAATATTTTTAAAGTTTAATTCTTCAGCTTTCTGTTTAAAAAGCGTCCAATCAGTCTTAAATGAGCAGGTATCTAGTTGAGCTTTTACAGACTCTGCTTCATCCCCGTTATTTACAAGAGTCACTAACTTAAGATTTCTCTCAAATATCTCTCTTTCACCGTCAGTAAAGTCTACTTCATTATTAAAGTACTTCTCAATCTTCTTTTTACCAAACCCCTTAATACCTGGTATATTATCACTCTTATCTCCAGTTATAGCTTTAACTCTTACAAACTGCTCTTTATTATACTTTAGCTTCTCTTCAAAGTTACTTAAATTAATCTCAAACTTACGAATTGCATCATATACAACAGTTTTATTAGTAATTAACTGACATAAATCTCTATCAACTGTAACTACTACATGACTATCGTGAGGTATAACATCATCTATGATAGCAATAACATCGTCTGCTTCATATTCTAGCGGAAGTATAGATGGGATACCAATTGATTGTAATAACTCTTTAATTAAACCGTTTTTAGTATGTACTTCTCTACCTTTTTCTTTATCTCTATTACCCTTATATTCAGGTAATAATTCTAGACGCTTATTTGGTTTATAAACAAGCTTTTCATCCCAAACACAGTATACTTTATCTGGTCTATACATCTCAACATAGCTTTTAACGCTATTTAAAAACATATATACATGTAAATACTCAGACTTATGCGGCATATTATTAGCTACATAGTATACGCGATGCACGAGATTATTTCCATCTATGCTCAAGATTTTACTCATAGTTTTTCGTTTTTCTTATACTGCGCAACAATAACTTTTACAACATGTTTAGGTGATTTCTCAACGAATTTTACCAATCCAGTTGACATACCTTCATCAAAGTCTGTTTGCTTAATTTTTAATGTTTTCATATCGGGTAACGCAAGAAAATTATATCGTTGTTCCTTTTTATCTTGCATAATATATACAATCATTTGACCAGCATAATCACCATGATGAACCGCATATATATTACCCTGTTTTATTTTTTGTTTAAACATACTCTTTAACTAATTCTTTTAACTGCTCATCGAAGTCTGTATATAGCGGCTCATATAATAACTCTTCTTGTATTTTACTGCAGTCAATACTATAACGGAAATCATGACCTAACCGATCTTCAACAAATACTGCGCTTTTATCTAAATCCTTATCCATTATCTTGCAGATTTTATCAACCAATTCAATATTAGTTAATTCAACGCCAGAACCGATATTATATACTTCAGGTTTACCATTCGTTGCGACTGCCCATACAGCTAAATTATGATCATGTACATGTACCCACTCGCGTATATTAAGCCCTTCTCCGTAAATTGGTACTTTCTTATTTTTACTAAGAGATTTTATAATAGTCGGTATAAATTTCTCACTATGCTGATTAGGTCCATAATTATTACAGCATCTAGTAATACTAATATTACAATCGAAGGTATTAATATATGCCATACACAAGAGATCGCTTGATGCCTTACTAGCAGCGTAGGGAGAACGAGGGTTAATTGGGGTCGACTCTAAGAATGAAGGATCGTTAAACCCTAAATGTCCGTATACTTCGTCAGTGCTAATATGTACCATTTTACCATATTTTGCTTTACGGAAACATTCAAGTAAATTTTGCGTACCTACAACGTTTGACTGTATAAAAATAGAGGGATCTTTAATACTATTATCTACATGAGACTCTGCTGCGAAGTGGAATATATAGTCAAATTTATCTTCTGTCTCAAATAGCATATTTAGCTTCTTGTTACATACTAAATCAAATTTATATTCTTTATCGCATAACCCCTCTACATATTTTTTATTAGAAGCGTATCCATTTTTATCTAAACATACAATTCGATGCTGAGGGAAGTTATCTTTAATAAACCGGATAAAATTACCTCCGATAAATCCATAACCTCCTGTTACTAAAATATTTTTAATGTCAATTTTCATCATTTCTTATTTGAATACCCAATTTTATTATTTGTTCTCGTTTGTATAGCTTTTACAAAATTACCAGCATCTAGTAAATCGTCAATAGTACCGCAATCAAACCACGCAGCCCCTTTATCTAATTTATAAATGCTAATAGTTTTCTCTGCTATATACTGTTTAATTACATCGACGATTTCGTATTCACCGCGATTACTTCTCTTACAATTCTTTGCTTTCTCAATAACTGTATCATCAAAGAAGTATAAACCTGGTATAGCGTAATTACTGGGAGCGTTAACTGGTTTTTCAACAACATCAATTAACACACCATCATCATCAAAAGCAGCAACTCCGTATGCATTCGGGTTATTAACTTCATATCCAAATATAATATTCTCATTAGGTAAGATATTTGCAAGATCCTCATTTAATGTATCACTGTAAAAGATATTATCCCCTAAAGCTAATACAACTGAATGACCCTCAATATATTCTTCTGCTAAAATAAATGCTTGCGCTAAACCATCAGGTTCTACCTGCATTATAATCCTAGATTTAACTGGTAATTTAAGCTTACTAATTAACCCCTGAAAATTATAATACTGATCGGGTTTGATAATAAATATAATTTCATCTACACCAGCATCCAATACCGTTTGTATCGGGTACAGTAGTAGCGGTTTATCGTATACCGGTAATACTTGTTTTGAGATACTGTGAGTTAATGGGAATAAACGCGTACCATTACCGCCAGCTAAAATTATACCTTTTCTTGCCATATTATTTTTGTTGTAATACCGCGCAATTAAGACGAATATAATATTCTTCATCTCCGAAATCAAAATCAAAGTCCCTCTTTGCTTTACTATTATCTAATACGCAATTACTTCTATTTGCTTGAATATCTAAATCTTCATATGGTATAAACTCCCAATTATCATTCTGTAAACCGTACTCTGCCATAATCTCTGTAACCTCTCTCGTTGTAAGAGTCTTATTATGTACTGCATTATATATACCTGGCTTAAAATTCTCTACTACTACTTCAATAAACTGACATAATTTAACTACATCAGTTTTACTATTCCTGAAGTCAATAATATTATCGTATTTGTTTAATTTAGTAAGTAAATTTTTATGGTCATCTTTACTAGTAACCGGCATTCTAATACGAATGGTATTCGTAAAATCATTATCTAGAGTTAACTCACATGCATGCTTTGTCTTACTATAAAAGCTTGACTCGCTGTTATACATACCAAAATTCGGTTCATCCTCTTCTGTATAGTCTTTATCATATCCGGTATATATACAACCAGAACTTACATTTATAAACTTAACACCTGTTGCTTTACATACACTTTCAATCGTTTTTGGTAACTTAACATTTAAGTCAAAACATTCAGCTTTTCTTGACTCGCATTCATCTACATTAGGGCTTCCTGTAAACCCTGCAGTATTAATAATAACATCATAACCGTTACCGAAAGCTTCACCAAAATCTGCTTGATCTACAATCTTATTATATAAGACTATATCATCTGAATAATCTAACTCTTCTTTAGAGTAACAATCAACTGAATGCTCAGATCCGTTAAGATATTTAACGAGATATTCAGATATAAAGCCTTTACCTAATACTAATAATTTCATACATATATTATAACATACAATATATGAAAATCAATGCTGTTGTTTCATCGAAGACATAAAATACTGCTGCATATAATGAGATAAAGCATCTGCTTCCATGTCTGACTTTGCGTAAAATATCGGAGCAATTGCATTATCATTGAGATCATATCCCATAATAATAAAACTCTTCATAAACTCCGAGCAAGTCGAGGTCATCGCTTCGATAGTTTCTTCATCCTTTTTAATTTCACTATTCTCGATTATAATTGTACGTAAAGCATCTCTAATAACATTTTGTATATCATTATTAGATGTATCTACTGCAGAGAGAGACACAGACTCAATTTTTACCTTTTTAGGTCTACCTCTCTTTTTTGGAGTTTCGTCTCCCATATACTTATTTAGTCTTACTGAATGGATTTTTTGATGGGTCGTTATTTACACCTTTTTCAATTAAAAGATTAACAACTACTTCAATGCTATCGGTCTTTAAATAAAACCCTTTTTTGAATCTATTACCACCATCATCAAATTCAAATAATACTTCGTTTTTTTCATCTTTATTTGTAAAACAAGTAACGTATACTGAATGATAACCTGGATCAATCAAAACTGACCACCTACGGGGATCAACTTGACTATATGCATTAAACATTTTTAAAACTACAAAACCATTATCTTTTAATCGCTTTATAAAATAACCTGCAGTTTTAATTTTATTTTTAACTTTATGTTCTGACCAATTCGTATGTTGCATATTAATTAATTAGAGCTGAAATTATATAAATCAATGATGTATCCCCTTTATTAAAAGAACAAGTCAATACTCCCATCTCCTGATTTACGTTAAAAATCATTTCCCTACAACCATTAAAGTTAATCAATCTAAATGATTCAAAGTTTAATGGTAACGGTTTGGTTATCATACTACCTTCAGTTTCATTTGATAACTCGCAAACAAAATTATCTGTATTATGTCTATTTTTATCTCCTAGCTCACCAATAATTTTATCTTGCTCTTCTTGAAATATATATAATTTATGAGTTTCACTAGTAAATGAACTGCCTTTAAATAAAGTACTAAGATTTTGCTCTTTAACTTTAAAGGTAGTATCAAAATTAAGCTTACCAACCTTTTCCATATTAAGATTAGGTTGTTTAATAATACCATCATCAAGTAGATGGTATTTAAATTTATAACCACCTTTATTATATGAAATATTATTAGATTCAATTTTTAATTCAATCGATTGATCTGGTAATATATCTAAAACTCTAACTAATCGTTTAATATCAGGTATATTTAAAGTAATTGAATCCTGCGGCATATCACATTCTACATTAATTGTAGATTTACAAACAATAGTTGCATCAGCTGATGCTAATATACACGTTAATGAATCAGCAGTAACTGTTAATATACCCATATCATTTAAGTTTGATATAGAACCTAAAAAACTATTGATAAAGTCTTTTTTATTTTTTATTTTTAATAAAATCATATATACTCTGTATTATATTATAGTTCCTTAGTTGCTTTAACTGCTTTTTTTCGATTGATTGATTTTTTTTTTACTAAACGAGGTTGATGGGCTAAATCAGTTAATATATCAACTTTACGATTTAATTTATCCAACCTAGTTAACATTTTATTAACTAATTCAAATAATTCCTCTTTCTCATTTACGTCAAAATTAAATGATAATTGATTTTGATCTATATCTGGTTGCTGAACTAGTTCAACTTGAGGTTGATGGACTGGTGCTTGCTGAACTTGAGGTTGATGGACTGGTGCTTGCTGAACTTGAGGTTGCTGAACTTGAGAATGAGGTTCATTAAATACCTTTTCAATGTGTCTTTTAACTTCTTCACTTTTTGTAGCTTGAAGAGTTGAAGACGCACCTACAATGTTACCATCAAGTTTTTTAATTTCACCGTATGTGTTACCCATAAAATTGAGTAACACATCTCGTTCTTCTTGTGACGATAATTGTCTTTCAAATGATTCTGGAGGTTGATCACTCATTATAGATCAATACCAGCAAGTAATTCCTTAAGAACTTCATCTTCATTTTCCTTTGTTTGATTACCTGAAGATGGAGCTGATACTGGTTCTGGGACTGATGTCTGTACAACTGGGGTAGATGAATTATAGCTCTCAGGTACATTATTCACATCACTAGTAGTATTAGTTGATCCACCTTCATTACAATAAAAATGATCATCTAACATAACTTTAAGATCTTCTGGACTCTTAGCAGTAAATACTGATGGTAAATCAATTGTACCATCATAGATACTTTGCATATTATTATCATTAACACCGTCAATTGCTGATGGCATTGCAAACTTAGACGATACATAAGTCGGGTAATCACCTTGCTTCTCAACTTTAACTCTAAAATTAGTACCATTAGGTCCTAGATCAAAAATACGTGGACCTAAATCAGCTGCATCTTCACCTTCGATCGCATCCATAATAATATTATGAATTTGCTTACCATAACGAAGAATCTTTACCTTACCGTTATTTTCTGGGTTAACCGGATCGTTAACGACATACACATTAACTAACCATTTCTCAGAACGCATAATTGCCTTCGCCTTTTCTTTTTCTTCTTCAGAACCAGTTCGTAGAATCTTATACCTTTCTTCAGCAATCGGGTCTCTTTCACCAAACGTCTGCAATGACAATGCACTGGTATACTGACCAGTTGCAAAGCTATTCCAACCATGCTGGAAATAATGAAAAAATGTATTTTGAGGATTCTTACCATCTGGTAGAAGTCTTACAGTAAATGTATTACCTACCGGAGTTTTAAGGATATCAGCATACCCACTTTTATTGCTTTCATTGTCTGTCGCTAGAGCAGACTTAATACTATCGAACATTGAACTTGTTATACTCATAACAATATTATACTATACAACTATCGAGTTTCAACGTATTCTTTAAATTTATTAATTATTTTTTTTGCTTTACCGCTAGCGTAAAATTTTGTTCGTAAATAGTTAATTTTAGAAAAGTTAGAACTGAACATACCCTTTATCTCATTATCATAATTATTTAAAATTTGGTCAATACCAGGGAAACTAAATATGATGTAAAAGTTAATACTTCTTTCTTTTATATGCTTAAAGAAGCTATTATAATTACCTTCAATATGGTTAATATATTGTTGTGGTTTAATATTTTCACTTTTACAGAAATCGTATATAAAACTAATAGACTCTTTTAATTTTAGTAAAGTATTAGGATCATCAGGGTTATTTAAAATATAATTATCATTATATGCTGTATAAGTCTTTATTGCTTTATGGGAGCAATAAAATTTTAAATCGAAATAATTTTCATCATATACAAAATAAGGAGCTTCAAAAAAATCTTTTACATTTATATGTTTAAATTTAGTAAAGAATGCAGATAATTTATTGATATAAATATAGTTTTCACTTGCTTCAAATTTAGTAAAATCTTTTCTATATCTTACCGGTTTGTTATTTACCTTTTTACTAGTCTCTAAAAATGTATTGTATATTATTTTTTCGAATTCTGTCATACTATAATGTTAACTTTATAATAAAGATCTTTGCTGAAATGCATTTTTATCAAATTTATTAAGAAATTTTGTTATATACTTACTTTTTGTAATTGAAGGTTCTGTTTGAATAAATTTTTGAAGAGCACTAAAATTGTTATCTTCATTTATATACAATTTAAATAAATTTAATAAAGATTCACTTTCTAGTAGTTTAAGGAAAACAGTAGCGTAGTTTAATTTTTTACCGTTTATTAAAGCAACGAAAGTACAGAAAGAATAAAATGAATGTAAAAACTCTTGATTTTCAATAGAATGATATGGTGGTGGTTCTAACATATTGGTTGTAGTAGTTTGGTAATATTAATTATAGTATCATTTAACAAAGATCCAGCAGCGGCTTCATGACCACCACCACCTGCTAACTTTTCAGCTAATTTACCAACATCTAAATCACATGTTTTAGATTTTCTATAACAAACTGTTTTAGACTTTAAATTTATTAATAAAATAACATCGGCATTATTTTCATGTAAAGCTCTTTCTGCAATTTCATTAGGACTGAAAGAAAAGAAACCTCCCATTACATTATAATCTTTACCGGATATTTTTAAGTTACCTTTATATAATGCTTGAGTTTTAAAATAGTTTTCAATATTTTTTTCAACAATTTTTAATGCATTTTTTTGGTATTGATTAAAACCATAAAAACCGTTTTCGAAATCTATTAAAAATTTCTGTACACGATCACCAGTATAGTTCCAAAAGATTTGATTAAGTGATCGACTTTGTGGAAATTTTAATACATAGCTATCGTAATCAGAAATAAAATTAATTAAAAGCTTTTGATGATCTGTTATCTTTTCCTTTAACTTCAGAGAATGATACATTAATAATGTACACGATGGATACTCTTTTACAATAGCTTTTGCTCTTACATATTCATCTAAATGGTTTACATGTTCTGCATGATGGTCAAATACAACTACGTTATCTCTATCAATTAAAGCTATATCATTTTTTATATTTAAATCACATATAAAAACTGTATCATAATTTTTAAAGCTATCTTTAAGCTGCCAATTTAATATGTTTTCTCTAAAATTCTTTTCCGTGGTTACACTATAAGATATATCAGCATTTTTATATGCTAGTTTTAAAGCTAAAAAAGAGCCAGCTCCGTCTAAGTCAGCGTCAGTAAATACGTGTATTTTAGGCATTTACTTTATTTAGTTCCCACTTTTAATTACTCAACATTCCTAAAGCATTTGATATACCACCTAGATCTGTATCACCGCAATCCTGAATAGTTTCATCTTCACTTAACGTTAATGTATTATAATCTATTCGCATGGCTTGTACCCCGTAATTAGGTCCAAAACGATTCTTCATCATACCCAAACGAACAATACCAAGTTCTTTATCTTCATCGTTTTGAAATACGCTTATAATACAGTCAGCAGTTGCTGCCATTCCAATCGATTCAGATATAGTATCTAATCCAGGATTCTCCTCATCATAACCAGATCGATTTAATTGAGTAGCTGAAATTATAGGACAATTAAACACATAGCTTAAAGCTCTAATCTCTTCAGTAACATATTTTATTCTTTCATATGAATTATTACCAATATCACTCTTTAACAGATTTAAATAATCTAATACAATTGTATCTGGCTTAATACCTTTATTATGTAATTCACGTACAAATCCTTGAATTTGCTGCGATGTTATAGTACTAGGCGGGTACTCTTTAATAATAATTTTATCATTCGGATTATTAACACTATGCTGCTGTATACGATGCTTTAACGTATTAGAATCGTTTCTCATTTCTCGCATCGGTATATTTGTTATACTTGAAGATAATCTTTTAGCATACATCATTTCTGACATCTCTAAAGATATAAGTAAAACAGTTTTACCTTGACTTGCAATATTGCATGCAATGTTACCTAGAAAAATAGACTTACCAACATTCGTTTCACCAGCAAAAACGTATATCGCTCTACCATTTTCTAAGAAACCACCATCCAACTTATCATCTAACCATTTCCACTTTGATGGTATTGTAGGTTGGTCGGTATTAATCTCATCAACTAGTATATCAATATCTTCATACAAGTCTAGACCTATTTCACTCTTTAGATCAACATTACAACTCTTTTCAAATGAGTCTAAAATATAACTTGTATCAACTTTACCAGAAGATATATCTTCTGCTACAGCCAACATAGTATTATAAATTGCTCTTTCTTTTAAAAATCTTTCTGTATTATGTACTAGTTCATCATTATTAAAATCTCTATCAATATCCTTAAAATTCTTAACTACGTTAGCAAAACTATGCTTTAAATCATCATTTATTAAGTATGATTTAAGTTCAGTTATAGATGGTAATGTTTGTCTCTTTACATAAAAGGTTTTAATTAACGTAAATATTTTTTTAATATTTTTATCGTTAAAATATTCAGGTTGTACATGATCAATAATTTGAGCTAGATACCTTTCATCAGTAAGACTTTTATATATGAGTACTTGCTCATAATAATCTAAATTTAATCTTTCTATTTCTTCCATTTGTTTATAAAATATTCTTGACCACTGTAAAACTCTTTATCTGGTTTAGTTAAACCAGGACTCTGATGGATGATAGGTATATCCACAACACCTATTTTAACACTGTTCCTATTACATTCAAGTGAGAAGTCTAAATCATAGTAATGAAACTTAGATGGGTATGATTCATCAAACTTCACATTTTCAGGTAGCTCTTTGATATTAATACCAATGAATACACCGTCTATCACTAAGCATCTACTCGGTACAGGGCCAAAAGAAGTATACATATAAGACTTTTCATTACCATGAGCTACACAACCTCTCTGATCTTCCCTCTTCGACATAAGATGCCATAAAGCCGGGCTACCGATTTTACAAGAAGTAGCACCAGCAAGCCCAAACACAGTGTAATGTCTCGCACTATCCAGTAAACGAGTTCGTAAATCCCTCGTATTAACATATACATCGTCATGCACAAAAACAGCAATATCAATATTGTTGAGTCTAGCATCGACCAGGAAACTGTTATAAAGTTTTTGTAAGCTTTTAGTATTTTTCTCTTCATAATGTACATCAAATGGCATTATAGGACCGTAATCCGCTAAAGTTACATTTAAGGATTTAAAAATGGATGTATCTTCTTTTTTACCTTTAGTTGCTGTGTATATTTTTATATTATTCATAGTCTTTACGGTCATCTAGTTCTGGTTTATTATCTCTATTCCAAATCATTCCCATTACATTCCATAATACTGCTCCGAGATGATCTTCACTTACATCACCTTTAAAGTCTTGCATTAAATGTCTCATTGTACTATCATATAATATAGAATGCTTCATACCTTTACGCCAGTTATTTTCACCATACGCTTCAGCACCTTGTAAGTATCTCATCATAACTGACTCTAAAGCTTTATGTGGCACTAAGCTCATACGCAATTTACCATCACCGTTATCACGTTGTGCACCAGTTTCAAACTGACGAGGTTTCCCAGTTGTTTTTAGATCATCCATTAATAATATTATAAATAGGTTCCTTAAATGTGATATCTTGTGATTCAAAATCGTTAGAAGTAATTTCAAATTTTTTACCTAACCACTTTTTATAGAAAGCACAACCATCACTTCTAATATCTGAATTAACATAGTAAAATTCAATATCATCTTTATGCTTAGAAATTGCATTTCGTACTAACGTCTTAGCTACACCTTTACCTCGTGCTTCTTTACTAGTTACGATAAAGTATGTCTTTAAAGTTTTAGGAAATTTATCATTTACACTATATGCATGTAAACCTATAATAGTACCGGCATCGTCAATACAAACTTCAATAGGAAACTTTTTCCACCAATTTCTACCTGACCATACATGTCCGAATGTATTCATAATAAATGAATCTGTATTATCATATACAAACTTAATAAAGTTTAGTTTATCAAGTTCAGTTATTTTAGTATTTGTTATGTAATTTAAACTCATAATGTTAAAAATGGTGAATCGTGTATAAATGTATCTAGTTCTACTAGACCTTCAACGGTATAACCGTATAATATACCTTCCTTTATTTCTTTATATCCGTTACCTTTAATAGATGATACATTATCATCCTTATAAAACAACGTACTACCTTGCCTTGCTATATAAACGTTCATTGTTTTGATATTCACAATCCATATAGCAAATGTACCTTTTAATTTTTCGATTGTATATAAAATATTTTGTATTTCAGTATCTGAATCTTCACACGGTCCGAGATTATATTCAAATTCATCTAATAAAGCCGGTATTACACTACTATCAACAGGGTTATCATGATCCGGTAAGTATTCATCAATTAGCTCCTCATAATTAGTTAGAACTCCGTTGTGAGCTACTATCCAGTCTCCGGATCTAAATGGATGCGATGTATTTTCTTTCCATTCTCTAGCAGAACTTGTCGGTGCTTGGTTATGCCCGAGATAAATAAAATCACCTACATCTCCTTGTGGTAATTTAACATCATTCCAATTAATACCACCTTCATACTTTTTAATATCATAATTAGATGATCTATACGCATGAAATATACCAGTAGAGAAATTACCCCTCTTTTTATTAGCTTCCTCGAGTACCTCAAACGTTGAGAGATTAGAACTTAGATAAATACCGCACATATAATGATATTATAGTAGAAATATAGCAATAATCAATAAATATTATTATGAATTTTATTTCCTGGAATACAAAGCAACTTATTAATGAAAATACGCAGAACTACTTTTCTGCAGATCTTATTAACGAAAGCATTTCAAAAACATTGAAACCTGTTATGAATAAGATGAAAAAGCTTAATATTGGAGTACCTTATAGAGATGCTCGAGTATTTTTCTTCAGGTTCTTACAAGACAAATATCCAGACTTAATTCCAGCAGGTTTTGAAACCCGCAAACCCGCAGGAAAAGATGTTAATGCGTTAGTTGGTCAAATTGCAATGGAAAGACCTGAGTTATTAGATAAGTTCGGTCCAGAGTTTGATGAATATTCAAGAGAAGAAGTACCAGGTGGTCTAGATAGAGTTTCACAATTTTTAAACACTGCTGCTACAATGAGGCAAGGTAAAGGTGTAAGACAAACAGCAGCTGCAGCTGCTCAAACAGGTGGTATTAAGAAAGATTATAGTAAATTAACAGCTCAAGAAATTGCTGATGCTACTACAGATGCAATTAAGAAGAAGGAAGCTGCTTTTGATGCTGGTGATGATGTATCAGATGAGAAGCTATTACTTAAGACTGCAGTGGGTAGTGTTATTGCTCAGCTCGGAAAAGAGAATGTTAATCAAGAAGCACTTGACAATGTAGCCACTGCAGTTACAAAGATTAATACCTTAGCTGAATTTGAAAGATTCTTAAATTATATTGCTGATTTTGAAGAATATAGTGTTATCTATCAGTACCTTCTAGATACAATAGATGTTATTGAAACAAATCTTGGAGACATGCAAGCTCAGAAGGAAGATGAAGAGCATGAGCAAGAAGAAAGTCTTGTAGGTAAGGAAGCTATATTAGACTACAACCGACCAGTAATGGTAATTGACCATGACGGTGATAAGTTTGTTTTTGTTCAGGATGAAGATGGCCGCGAATTAAAAGTACCTCTTAGTAGATTAGACTTTACTGCGAGTTCAGAAAATGAAGAATCTAATATTGAAAATACACCTTTAGAAGAGCTATCTATTTTATCACCTGAAGAGTTTGAAGAAGTTCAAAACTTTGAAAACTTTAACCCTAATGAATGGGGATATAATACACTTCAAAAGTTCTATTTTAGAAAAAGAGAAGGTGGTGAGGATGAAGAGAATTCAACTAGTCAATATATGTCAAAAGCTCCTGTTGAAAAGAGAGAAGAAGCTGAAGAGGTAAGAATATCACAGCAACAAATTAATCAAAACTTTGCTGTTCAAGAAAGACAGAGAGTTCAGAATCTTTATGCACAACAAAGACGTCATACACACGGCTTTTAAATAAATAATTATTATGAATACTGATATAAATTTAATTTTCGAGAATTATAAAACTAAAATTCATCCTGCAAAATATCAGCAACTATTAGAAAATGATTTAAAGGAATTTGAGAAATTCCTTATCAGTGAAGGGATTTTTGATAAGTTTAAGCAGAAAGCTGTTCAAGCTGGTAAAGGTGTTAAAGATTTTGCAACTCAAAAATTACTACAACCGGTAATTGATAATGCATTGAAGTTTTTAGCTAAGAATGACCCCGAAACATTAAAAAAACTTCAAGCTGCTCAAGGTGATAAAGCTGCAACAGATGCAATTTTAGCTCAAGGTAATCAAGAACAAGAAAAAATTAAACAAAGTATAGGAACGACAAATGAAAGTAGTGAATATTTTACTAATTACCATATATTTTCGCAAATCGTCTTTAATGAAGGTATAGTTTCAGAAAATAAAGCAAATTTAATTATCGAAAGATATGCTGAAGAGGATGGTGAAGCTGATATTGCAAAAGGTCTAGGTTTTAAAAATAGAGATGAATTTCGTGTTGCAGCTCGAGCTGCAGGTGGTATAGCTCAGTATTTCAGTCAAAACCCTGATAAAGCTAAAATTGTTAATTGGGATACTAGTAAGAGCAATGCAGATAACTTCAATGGCTTTACTAAAGGTAATGTAAGTACAGCTCAACCACAACAAGGTGGTGAAGGGTTTATCAAAAAGACATGGAATTGGGTGAAAGCAAATCCAATTAAAACATCTGCGGGAGCGTTAGCAATTTTAGGGATGGTTGCAGTAGCTGCACCAGCTATAGCGCCAGCAATCTTAGCTGGCGCATTAAAAGGTGGTGGTATAGGAGCAGCTACAGGAGCTGTTACTGGTACTATCCAAGGTATGAAAGATACAAAAGGTGAATTATCTGGAATGGATAGATTTAAGCAGGTTGCAAAAACTGCTGGTAAAAAAGCTCTAACAAAAGGTTTAGCTGGTGCTGCAGTAGGTGGTGCAGTCGGAGGAGTTACAGGTGCTGTTACTAATAAATTGCAAGCTATGGCAGATGCTAAAGATTTAGCAGCTAATGCCGATGCAGTTCAGAAAACAACTCAAATGGGTGCAGACCAAGCTGAACGTGCAAAAGAACTTGCTCAAGCTCAAGACGCTTCATTAGATCAAATAAGACAAAATCCAAGGTTAAGCCCTGGTGGTAACAAAATTCCTATTGAAGATGACCCGTTTGCTAAACTTGACAGTCAAGGTCGTGGAGGTTGGAGACCATCTCGCGGTAATAATAGATTAGCGCGTGGTTTAGCTAGAGGATTAAGTCGTAGATAATTTAGCTTTGTAATTATAATGATTGCTAAATTTAATCAGTTACTAGAAATGGTAGCTGCAGCGGACTTTCAAAAATATAAAGATTTTGATTTAGATGCTGATATATCTGACGATAAGTATGATGATATAGCTCTCGTTGGAGATTTAAAAGATTATAATACAAAACAATTACAAGCTCTTAAAGATTACGCTACAAGACTATTACCTGGTAAGAGTGGTGATGTGATAGAGATGTTTATGGTTAAAGCTTTGAGTAACCCTAAAACTCATAAGGTTATGAGACAGCATATAGCGTATCATAACCCTGAGTTATTCGAGTATATTAACAAATAGCTTTACATCCATTCTTATCATATACAGCATCTAATTTATCTTGTTGCGTATATAAAAGAGGATCTCTTAACTTGGCATCTATAAAGCCTTTTAAACGTAAGCTGCTGCTAGCAGACTCAGCATCACAAGGGTATTCGCCAGAGTAACAAGTATATGTATCTTCGAAGTTGACCCCTAGAGAAACGCCGTCTAATACAATATCTTTCTTAGACATCCTTACTAAAGGTGCAACCAGCTTAATAACAGTCTCGCGATTTAACGCTGCAAGATTATTAAATGTATCAATAAACTCATTTGACGAATCCCAGTAACCAGCTAAACTATCTGCTTCAGCAGCTCCATACCAGATCTCTGATGCTTTTACTGCTTCTGCATAAGATGCTAGTATACTTATAAACATTAAATTACGGAATGGTACATAACTCTTCGGTTGAGCCTCACCTATAATATCTTTTACATTAGGTGTATCAATATCATCATTTGTAAGAGATGAAGTAGGGGCAATATCCTTAATATACTTTACATCTAATAATTTATTAGTAAATGTAACGTTTGGAAAATCATGCTTAGCGTTTAATAATTGCTTCTTAGCAGCTACTAACTCCCTATCATGTCGTTGACCGTAATCAAATGTAACCGTATGAACTTCTCTAAACAATTCTGCAGCTTTATACAACAGTACTGCTGAATCAGCGCCTCCAGATAATGTAACTATAACTTTTTTATTTTGCATCTTCATTAATTAATACTTCTTCTGATTGAGGTTCGATAACTTCATCTGGAATTTCTTCTACATCATCATCTGTAATTTTATTACCATACTTCCATTCGCTTTTAATCTTCTCTTCAATAACCGGTACAATAGTATTATCCCAAAGTTCTCTATCATCTTTCCACTTTGAATAATAACCGAGCTTAGTACCATCTGGTAACTGGTAAGTTGCTCCTGATTGAATCACTGCTCCTAAACCTACTGCTAAGTCTAGTAGACCGTAATATTTGTTTAACCCTCTCTCGAATGAAAGATACATCTCACCTTGTAAGTATTGTTTGATGAAACGATTTTTAACTGTTAATGCTCTTAGAATAACACCAGAATAATTCTTCTGTAATGCTGCTAGCTTACCATCTGTATTCTTATCTTCCTTAACTGGCTTACGAGCTAATTGAATAGTAACAGACGGTAGATAGACTGCTGCAGTACCACCAGGCATTGCTTTTACAAGTGTCGGAAACATTGCAGCTGGATCTTCGTAGATATGATTCGTAGCTAGAATAGTTGTCTTAGTTAAACCAGATAATTGAGTACAAGTTCTAAGAAGAGTTTTCATTGCTTTAGCTCTACTACCCATATCAGCACTTACATTATTCTTAGTCATACGACCGATCTGCAACTGACTCTCCATATTACCTAAAGAGTCAATCGCAATAATAAATTTACCTTCTTGCCCCTTTTCTTTAACCTTCATTAAGAAATCATAAATTGTATTACGACATTCTTCAATACTAAATACTGGTACATATTTTACCTTACTAACATCTAACCCTAGAGCTGCAGCACCATCTTTATCAATAGCGTTCTCACTATCAAAGATAACAGGAATTAAACCTTCCTTCTGAGCATTCGCTAAAATTTTCTGTAAGATAAATGACTTACCTGTCATACTCGGCCCTGCTAAAAGAGTCATTCTATTTTTTGGAATACCTCCAAATAACGAACCAGAAACAATACCGTTAAGTACCATCGACCCGGTATCTAACCAGCCATCTACATTACTAAGTGCACTATCATTTAAGAATGATGCATATGGGTTTGTTTTATCAATTACGGATAGAATTTCATCTGTTTCTTTACTCATATACCTAATTATAGTATATGTTTAGGGTATATCAAGAAGGAAATACCTCGTCTCTAACAAAAAAGTCAAAGACGAGGTATTAATACCTTTAAAGTATGTTTATCTTTTATTCATCGAAAAGCTTGATCACTTCAGCTTCTTCCCCTTCTGTACCACCTGCAGGTACTAATGTTGGATTAACAATACGTTCATATTGTTCTGCAATACGAGCATCTACATTAAACCCTTCACCTAATGCAACACTTGACTTAGTATAGGTAAAGTAATTTTTCCTGCTTTCATTTTCACCAGGTTGAACGAATTCAGCAAAGAAAATCGGAAATAACTGTACAGCCATTTGCCCGTTTTCTTGTTGAGCAACATGAATCATTACAGGATTTTCAACTGTAATAGTTGTCTTCGTCTCACTCGAATTAATACCGAAAATGCTGCGACCAGCATTATCAATGAATGTAGTATAGTTTATTTCTGACATACTATTATTTTATAGTATAAAATTGATTTATCAACTTAAAAGATCGAATAAATTTGTCTGTACTGCTTGGCCAGGTTGTTGAATAGACCAATTAACATTTTCATAGAATCGTTCAATTACAGCATAAAGGTTCTTTTGAAACATCTTATCATAATCTGCAAAGAAAACTTCCTTAAACTCATCAGGTAAATAATATTTGTAAGCTAAGCAAGATATATTGTAAGGGTTCGGTTGCTGAATATAAAAATATCGAACTTTATCACCACTACTAATAGTTTCATAATCATTTTCGATATCAAACTTCTTTAATAGCATATTATAATAATATGCAGCCTTTGCGTGGATAGGCATACCTTTTGCAGTTTTATATCCATCACATTGCCTTGCATAGTTTTCATAATTTTTTAGACCAGATACAAATGTAATATCCTCAACGGGTAAGCTTTTAAAAATCTTATACGTTTCATTCAATAAATTATTCGTTTCAACAATACTTTGCGTTGAAAGCATAGTTTCAATAATACCTTTAACATGCGGTTTAATAGGTTCAGGCATTGTACTACGTACTACTTCAACCCCGGTATACTTATATTTATCCATTGGTATACCTTCATCATCCAATATATGCAATACATAACGCTTCTTCTGTAAAAATATACCAACATCAGCTATAACTTCTCGTTTGAATATAAATCTACAGTCTTTAGAGTTTAAAGCTTTAGCTCCCCATATCTTAATTTCTGCATTTAGATAGTCTTCAATATTCTGAACTTCATCATATAGTTGCTTTGTTAGAGTACCATCTTCATGTTTAAATGATATATTCATATTATCAATTAATAACTTTATAGATATATATGAACTATCAGTATCATTATATACAACACAACTTTCTAGTTTTTCAACATCAGTAATACCAGTTTGCTCTTTAACATAATTTTTAAGTAACTCATTTGATTTCTTAATAACAGATTGACCTGTCAATGTAATAGATGATGCAATATCATCATCACCAAAAGGGGCATGCCTATTACCAAAATAACCGTAAATAGAATTAATAAAAACCTTAATACATAACTGCTTTGAATCTAATTGATCTATCTTAGTCTTGGTTACTTTATCTTTATTATTTGCATATTCTCTTTTTAATATGTTTAATTCCTTTTTAACTTCAACGCGTTTATTATAATAAAAATCTAAAATAGTAGGCATGATGCCTTGCTTCTTCTGACTAAAAAGTACATTAGCTTTACTAATACCAATTTCTTCATTCTTTACAAACTCAATAAACTTCTCAGTATCTAATGTAAACGTCTTACCATTAACATGACGTATAGTAACATTATTATCAGTCTTATCCTCAATCTTACCTATTTTAGTTTCAGGTGACATATTTAAAGATATCATTACATTAGGGTATAGTGAATTAGCATCAAACGAAACGATATTTTCTTGAAACCCACTTCTAGGTTCACCTACATAAGCACCAGGATTCTTACCTGTATCCTCATTTCGTATAAACGAAGGTATTTTTTGATTCCTATACCTTGCTGTAACTGCAGTTGCACCGTTGATAACCGAAAGCGAACCTAGTGCAGCTTCAAAGGACGTCAAGCCAACATACGCTAGCATTTTAATCAACTCAGTATACTTTAGTTTTTCCTCAAGCTTTTTAAGTAGTCTAACGTCCTGAATATTATACTCTACAAATGTCTGCCAATCCTTATCAGCTAAAGTCGCAAGATTCATATTACCGAAATCGACTTTCTTTTCTCCTAACTCAGCAGCACCAATAGCATCTAGTTTATAACTTGCTTTAACACCTGGTGAGAATCGTTTATAAACATCTAAATAGTCGATCAATGATACACCTTCAATATACCATCTAATTTGCTCTTGACCAAATTGACCTTTAATAGCTCTGCTATATACTTTACCTGATGGTGATAAACGATTTCTCCAATCTTCACCTAATAGTCTTTCACATCTATTAATAATGTAAGGTAAGTCGAAGAACTCCGAATTCCAACCAGATATAATATCAGGGTAATCCTTTTCAATATACTCCACAAAATTCTGAAACAATTCATGTTCACTCTTACAATGTATATAAGTTACATCATCATCTTTATTGTCATACTCCCCTAAACCGAACGTCATATACTCATCTGCAATTGAATCATATGCAGTAATAACATTACACGTATGGGTAGGGTCTTGAGGATTAGGAAATTCATCCGGTGAATATGTTTCGATATCTACAAAAAGTACTTTAATAGGATTTTGACTAAATTCAGGAGTTTCATTTACTTTCCAGAACGAATCAACAAGGTATTGCTGAATGGCTGGTAAGTTGTCAAATACCCTTTTAACACCAGTATCTTTTATATACTTGTAACGTTCATACTGCGTCCTAAAAGTCTTCTTAACTAGTTTAGTACCAAATATAGATTCAGCTTCACCGTTACCACTTTCAATATAAAGATACGGGTCGTATGAAGCTTTTACTTTAATCCTTTTACCATCTTCATCCCAGGTAAATAAATTAACACATCTTTCCTTTGCATCGTAGTATATATTTCGGTAACTCACATCACCATTATAATACAGTTCCTAATTATATCTACTTAAGTTTAACCTTTTAGGGTCATTAACACCGTATTGATATAATTCTGTATAGCAGTCAATATTCATATCATCTTCCAACCACCTTGTATCAGCATATTGAGATGCTTTCTTACATAAAGATTTATATCTTTTACGATCTCTTAATGTACTTTCAATTTGATCAATCATCTCATCACCTGTTCTAAATTTAATAGGTGCGTTTTCATATGTACAAAGATCTTGACAAGCAATCGGTAAACCTAAAGCGCATGCTTCAATATATTTTAAATCAGATTTTGCGCGATTAAATGTACTATCCTGTAATGGTGCAACAATCATATTAACATTAAGATCATATAATCCTTGACCGTATTCATATAACCGCTTCCATGGATGAAATTCTATTTTACCGTTTTGAATTAAATCTCTTATCGGTAACGGATGCGCTCCTAAAAATACCCATTGATATTTATCCACCGTACGACGAATAACATCATTGACATGCTCAAAGTCATCTCTAAATTTAGTACGATTTTCAACATCAAAATGAGCTCCAGAACCTGCATATAATATACGAGGTTTTCTTTTATTTTTTTCGTAGCTCTCCATCGTACGATTAATATCAGATTTACCACCAATCCAAAATTTAGGCATAAAATTTGGTATAACTGTTACGTTTTTATTATTTGTCTTTGATGCATAATAATCACGCATAAATGGGCATGTAACTGTAATTTCATCACATATCTCCATCATCTCTTGTGCAGATTGTCTTATTTTTGGATCTGTAAATGCTGTTTTATATTTATTATAATCAGGAATATCTTCATGAAAGCATATATCATCAATTTCATATATTAACCTAAAGTTATTTGCATCAGCCAATTTTCTTAAAAATTTAACAAACTCTAATTGCTGAGGAGTTGCTTGTCGCTGAATTCTTACAGCCTTAGTTTGGGTGTAATATCTGGGATCAGCATTCATGACTGTAGTTCCGTGTACTACAGCTTTATTATGAGCGTTCATAATCTGTTCTGGCCAGATCATTCTCCAATGACCACAACCACTATAATCAGCATAATAATTTAAAAATCTAGGTAATTGTGTTTCTGGTGGTTTTTCTAATTTTTGATTTATTTGCGGTTTAATATTATTATTAGAAGTAAACGGCTTTATATTAAATGGTGTTGATTGAAATGGTACGTTACCTTGAGGATTAATCATAATGATATATAGTTATTTTTTAAGATTAATCAACAAAGTTTATACGCTTTGTTATACCGTTACTCTTTTCTAAAAACACTATTTCACCAGTAGCAGCTTTAATGCTTTCTTTTCTATGACTAATAACAAATACACATTCATTATTTTTTTCAACACGATTATTTAAAATTCCGAGTACAAGATCGACACCTTTTTCATCTAAGCTACTATCAAACAATTCGTCATAAAAACTTAAATTATAATGAACATCTCCTTGAGCTTTTCTCATATCCATGAATGAAAATAGGCATGCTAAATCGATAGCTTTTCTCTCAGCTCCTGAAAAGTTATTATATTGGCATATCTTACCTTTTTCGTTAACAATCTCTTCTTCAAAATATTCATTAAAAATACAGATACTATTACTATCCATCTCTTTGAGATAATGCGTAAGTTTAGAGTTAAAATTTCTAAGAATCTTCTTAACAATAAAGCTCTTAACACCCTCTTCACTTACTACAAACTTAACAACGTCTAATAGATCTAAACTCTTTTTTATAGTACTAATTTGATCGGTAATCTTATTAATTTTTTCTTCAAGCTCGGCAACATTACCAGCATATGTATTCATCTCAGTATCTATAGTTGCTTGCTCTTCTTCAATCTCTGATATGCACCTTACAATATATTCGATTGAGTCGTTTAAATGAGATATACTATACTTCTGTCTCTCTATATCAGATATTTTAGCATTAACAATATTAGTAGCTTCTTCTAATTTAACTATCTGTTTTTTAATCAGTTTAGACTCTTCTGATAACAGCTCTAAATTAGCTTTACCTTCATTAATACTATTTCTAAGTTTTGTTTTTTCATCCTCGATGACTTCAATATCATGATCTTCAATAGATCTCAAACATACCGGGCATGTATCATCTTCTGTACCGATACGTTTAAATATACCTGCATTAGTTTTTAATGTATGGGTTAATAATATTATTTCATCATTAAGCTTTCTTTTTTGTTCAGTCTTTTCCTCTATAGATGAAGTAAGCGTCGCGAGCTTATCCTTATATGGCTGATCATCAAGAGCTTGTATTTTACTTAACCTCTCTTTAGCGTCAATAACATCTTGCGAATGCTGCTTCAATGAATTACTTAATATAGCTTTCTTTTTATTTTTATTACCTTCAAAGCTTTCTACCTGTACCTTCTGAGAGTCTAGGTATGTATTAGTCTCTTCCATACGTGTAATATTAATATCGAAATCTCTTTTAATTTCTGATTGATCAGTTCTCAATTCAGATAGCATTTTTGAGAATACTTCAAGGTTAAAAATCCTCTCAATAAACTTACGCTTCTCAGTTTTGTTTTTAGCCATAAACGGTATATGGTTATTAAGCGTCATTATGACACAATTCTGGAAGACTTCTTGAGATGATGATAATACCGTTTCAATATAGCTACCAGTATTAGATATAGTATCTCTTGTCTTATCTACACCGTTTTTATATATATTACACTTCGATGGTCCTAATGTTCTGACTATACGAAAATCGTTAACACCATGATAAGGATCATTAACAGTAAAAAACAATTCAACTACAGTCTTACCTTCAGTAAGATTATTAGATATAAAATTCTTATTAATTTCTCTTAATGTACTACCAAATATAGCAAAATATAAAGCGTCAGCAATAGTAGATTTACCTACTCCATTACGACGGTCTTCTTTATCGCGATTAATACCGGTTACAATGTGCAAACCCTTTTTAAACTCGACACATACTGGAGTCTCACCAACAGATAGAAAGTTTTGTATTTTTAACTCTTTAAATTCTACGTATTTCATGTAATTTTATCAATAGATTTCTTATATAATTCTGTAGTATATTTCACCACTTCGCTCTTATTCTCAATATCTAGTAAGTTAACAAACTCATTAACTGCTTCCATTATATCAATACCTGATAGGTCGTATTCACCTTCTTCACTAAACTTAACTTTATTATAATTTACATCATAATCTATTCTAAGATCACAAGGTTTATAGCTAGCAAGTTTAGCTACTAATAAGTCTAAATGCTCGGTATTAATATTTTTATCAATAATTAACTTTATAATATTATTAGATACAACAGTTTTAAAGAAATCAATAACATCCTTCTCGGTAATTAATTTAGATAAAAATACTTTAATATGTTTTGGTGTAACATTATTTGTATGGAATGTATAACTCAAATCATTCGTATCTAAAATATAGAACCCTTTTGTTTGACCTGAATCACCAAAATCCATTTCAAACGGATTACCTACATATACAATTTTAGATTTATTTTTAAAATTCTTCTCGTCTCTAGTATGAAAGTGACCTGAAAATATTAGAGGAGCTTTCTCAGTCAATACATCCGGATCATCACCATGGTCGCATATTTTAAATGCATTCATTTTAAAGTTTTCTAACTCGAAATGACCTATTACCACATCGCTTTTCGGTATATCGTCAATCTTAGTACCCCATGGACAAAAGGTAAATGCACGACCTCCGTAATTACGAGTAGCTATCTTATCATATATCTTTAAATTCGAGGATCCTTTGAGAATAGATAGGCTATTAATTTCGCTGGTATCTTTATACCATGCATCATGATTACCTGTAATCATAATGATATTAAAGTCATCAAACTTATCTAAAAAATCTTTAGCAAAGTTAAGAGTCTTTACACTAATCTCATCTCTATAATGAAAGAAATCCCCACCGAATATAATATCAGTAATACCATGAGATTTTAATTCACCTATATACCAATCAGCCCATTTATTAGCAATGCCTAACCAAAAATCACTATTTTGATGTACACCTAAATGAAGATCTGAAAATATTGCAATTTTTTTATGATACATTATTCACTATATTCTAATTCATCTGAATTCGGCTTAATGTATACCATACCATCGGTAGCATTACCCATTTCTTCTTCATATACTTTCTCTTTATATTCAGATAATGTATTGGCATGCTTTTTTTCTTTTTTTATTCTATTAATAAATGCGTGAAAAGCAATAGTTGTAAAATATGAAAAAGGATTATATTCAGAATCAACATTAAACTTTTTATTTGTTACTGCAGTATACATTTTTACTAATGCATCTCCTACCATTTCATCTCGATATGTATAGTTAATAAAATTAGATTTATAACTTAACCCGTGTGCAATTTTTTGTATCATGTCACCTAATAGCGGTGTACATTCCTCACATTTATAATAATCAACTAACTCTTGTTTAAATAGTTCCGGGTTAACATAATACTCGTTTATTTTAGGTTTCGGTCCTCTTTTTTTACCTTTAGGTTTACCAGTTGGTTTTAAATTAGCCATATTTAATTATAGTTTATTTACCTTAATTTTCAACTATTTCAGTAGATTTATAATTAATTTTTTCTTGTTTATAAATCTCTTGTCTTTTTTCGGCATGCCTTATACCATATTTTAAGTTATCAACAATATCTATAATAACAAGTTTATCTTTATTATCATGCAATCTTAAACCTCTACCTATAGATTGAATAGTTCTAACAAAACTCTTACCACCACTAGCAAATATAATCATATGTATATTTTTAATATTAATACCAGTACTAAAAATTGAACTCATTGCAATACATACAACATTATTATTAGTCTCCATTATTTTTTTAATTTCGTCTCTAACCTCAACTTCCATTTCACCTTTTACAAAAAATACCTGTTTATCTTTATGTTTAATTAACTCATCATATAAAGCATCTCCATGTATTAAATGATTTACAAGAACTAGAGAATTATTTTTAAATTTTGTACAAAGGTTCGTTATTATATTATTCCTAAATTCATTAGCATACAAAAAGTCTAATTCTGTTTTATATGGGTTTTGATCCTTTACTGATTTAGGTTGCTTTTTATATTTTATTTTTAAAAAGCTGACATTAACAGTAGTTAGATAATTTTCTTCTCTTAAAGAGTAACTATCTTTATCATAAATTACATTTCCAAGTTTACCTAAAATATTCCATTCATCTACTTTATTATCTGGTAATGTACCAGTTAAACCAAACTTATTATTTGTATTAATTACCTCTACCATCTTGTTAATCTTATTACTCTTTTTTAATTTATGACACTCATCAATAACGAGTATATCAACATATTTTAAAAAATCATAATCATCAAACCGGCTTTGTAAAATACCTAAATTAGCAATTATTACATTTGCTGTTAAATCTGGTTTAATTTTACCTGTCCATCTAGTTGCTTTAAATAAAACATTATATTCTTCAAAATCTGAAGAAGTCTGACTGACTAAAGATAGATCAGGTACTATTATTAGACATTTAAAATTTTTATTAACAGTAAAAACACTCATGAGTAAAGATGCGATTGTTAAGGTTTTACCTGCACCTGTACCCATCTTAAGAACACCTCTACCACTATTGAGAGCTTTAAGCAATGCTTGCTTTTGATAGTCTCTCAATTCATGCTTTAAGTTGTCATATACTCTACATTCACCTAACCCTGGTTTTACTAACTCTAATATACCATCACCAATTATAATTTGTTCATTAGGTCGTTCATTTTTAATGTATGTTAATATATCAAAAAACATACCGTATTCAAATAAACCAGTTGGTGTTATACAATATATACGAGAAGGTGCTGCAAAACGACTACGACCTTTTAATCTAAAACGAGCTGTTTCATCCTTTACACTAAAATGCTCTCTTATTGTCTCAAAATTATCACACTTTAAACGTATCTTACTGTTAGTTAAAATAAACTCTATCATAACTGCTCCATTTGCATAATTTTAACAATATTTGATATATCAAAACTTACACTACTAAAAATCTTTTCTGTTTTTTCCAAAAACTCAATAATTAACATTTCATTATTTATTTTTTCGTTTATTTTAACTATATTTACATGGTTAACACTAGCTTTTTCAGCTACTGGTATAGTTATTTTTATTGGACTTTGTTCTAATAGTTCTTTTACTACTTTCTTTTTAATCTCTGTCTTTTCTTTTTCTAAATTATATAAATTCTTCTTATGTCTTATAAGTCTACCTACCCAATAATGTTTTCTTGCAGGTGTCTTCATTGAAACATCTTTAATATTAAATTCATTAATAATTAGATCCTTTTCTATTTCATTTACATATTGATCAATGTTATTCACATTATAAGTATAAATACTATTATGGGTAAGTCAATAAACATTTTTGAACAAAAATTTAAAACTTTATTTAAACCAGTTAAAAAGGTACATGATGAAGATGAAAATGTAGCAGGTGGTGATAGTGGTGCTTTTGGACCTGCTGCAGGTGCAGGTCACGGTGGTATAACTAATACAGACTGGTATGTACCTGGTGATTATCGAATATCTCTAGGTAGAGGTACATACTCTAGAAGAGGTAAGGTTAAGACTAAGAAAAAGAAGACACGTAGAAAAAATAAGAAAAAGAAGTAAGTAATAGCGTGGACACAGGACATTGGAAAGTTTATGAAGCAATACCGGAGGATGCTTTCGGGTTTATATATGAAATTACTAATTTAATAGATGGTAAGAAGTATATCGGTAGAAAGCAGATGATTAAAAAGATTAGACGTATGCCTCTCAAAGGTAAAAAGAGAAAACGTATTGATTATGTAGAGAGTGACTGGAAGACTTATACTGGTTCAAGTGACAGACTTAATATTGATATAGCTAGTAACGGTAAAGAGCAATTTTTATTTAAAATATTAAGATTCTGCAGAAATAAATATGAATTAGGTTATTTTGAAGCTAAAATGCAGTTTGATAAGGATGTATTGCTGAGTGAAGACTATTATAACGGTATAATCAATTGCAGAATAGGTAAACCACCTAAGAATTTTCTGGAACAGTGATATAATATTGTGTGAGTGATTTATATTTAAAAGTATATGATTTAAATTTAATAAATTTCAATGAGATGTTTACTGAAGATATTCAATTTGATATTATTAATGACTTACATAAATTTGAGCTCTTAGATAAGAGTATAACTAATAAAGATACCAATAAAATATTTTTACACTATATAATTTACCATGTATGTAGTAAAATATTAAAAATAAATTCAAAGTCTGTTGTATTTTTTAATTACAATCAACTTAATGAATGTGAATTAATGAAATATTATAGTGAAAAGGATATTTTAACGGTTTTATTAAAAATTATCAAAAAATTAAACAACGCGTTACCTATAATATTACATGTAAGTAGATTATCATTAGATTATCTTAAGCATCTTATCGATATCGGCGATGGTAAGAGTGCTTTAACTATCAATTCAATAAGATTAAAGTGTGATAAGTTGGATATATCAAAATATACATTTAGTAATATTAAGAAAATGACTAAAAAATATGATTTAACATTTCTTAACAATGATTACTTTAATAGACTTTCAACAAAACTACTTCTCATTAAATAAATATTAATATGGATAACTTCACACAAATAGCAAATAAAATCCTTTCAGAATCAATTCAGAATGAATATATGTCCTTCGATGATATATACAAACAACCCGGTGCGACTGATTTAAGAGATGAAATGTTAGGCTTAAATGATAAAATTTTTGATGCAATAGACAGAAAAGATAAAGAAGCTCATTTAGCAGCATTACAAGAGTATGAAGACTTAAGAGATGAAGCTTTAGCTAAATTTGGGTTAGATGGTCCTGTTGGTCTTATTGATCCAGATATGCATGGTGAATATTCAGATGATTTTAAAGTTGAAAATGGAGTTAGACCACGCAGTGACGCTTTAAATACTTTTAGAAATGTAGTTGAATTTTATACAGATGGTAGGAATGGTAAAATCGTAGGAGATCAATACGTAGCTCCTGGAGTAAAAAGTTATATAGGTTCAGAAGATAATCAAAGTTATGAAGATCAAGAAAGTGGACCACAAATTCGTTCATTAGATGGTTTTTTTAAAGCAGAAATTTCAGATGAAGAAAAGTTTTTATCTCCAGATCAAGAACAAGCAGTTGAATTTGCTCAAAAACTTGCAACAGATCCAAAGAAAGGTAAAATGTTCGGACCAGACCCACAAAAAGAAATTAATAAAGCATATGGTAAGAAAATGATCGAAATAGCTAATAAAATTAACAGTATAAGAGTATCATGAAAAAATTCTTAAAAATATATAATATTATAACTGAACAAGATGATGTACCTGCTGAAGAGGTACCGGTTGAAGGAGAATTACCTGCTGAAGAACTTCCGGTAGAAGAACCAGAAGCAGAAGTTGAAACATTATCACCTGAAAGCGAAGTTCTTTTGGTTAGATTGCTTAAAAAAGCTCTTGTAACTGAAATTGACCCAGAAGATGTTGATACAATATCATCTCTTAGTGATATTAATGAAGTAAATGCAAAAGACACACTTACAATGTTAATAAACGTTATGAAAAAGTATTCAACCGATATTGACATCGAAACATGAGCTGGCGATCATTAGACCAAGTATACTTACAAGAATCTGCTGGTAAATCAGTAGGTAAATTACCTAGACAGCGTGTATTAGGTGAAGGAGTTTCTATATATTCAAAACAAAATGATGAACAAATACAACATATAGGTGATGTAGGTAACGAATACTATAATAAAGTTGTAAAACCGTATGTTAATATGGGATCGAGTAATAATACTGATCTAAGAGCTAAAATTGAAGAAAAATTAGAAAGATGTAACGGTAACATTGATAATAATGCTGATATATGGCAAAGATATATGATGGAAGGTGAATTTGATATGTCTGATAATAACTTTAAAAGTAGTGAGCAGCTGTTATTAGATTATATTGAAAATGATCAAGTATTTTATCTAGATAATTTTATTAAGAAAAATTGGCCTCAAAGCGATGTTACAAGTTCATACTTTAAACCTGCTTTCGCAACTACCCCTGAAGCGCCACGATTTGGTAGAGCTGGTGAAGGTGAATTATATTTAGCATACTTTTGCAATGGTACTAAGCCTGATAAAGGTGATCTTCATGTGGCGGGTATAGATATTGAGTTAAAAGGTAAAGGTGGTAGACTTTTTAAAGCGAATGTTAAAAAAGATTTCTCGCATATTCAAAAAGATTTCGAAAATGATGACGATATATTAGATGGAGTAACAGACTTTATATGCGATCTATCAGGTACACAACATATTAAACAACTAGTTCGTGAAATGGTACATACTTTTTCAGATGATATTATTTCAGAGTATAATTTTTTTAAGAAAAGAGGTAGATTGATTACTGGTACGGGTACTACTAGTAGTCGTATGATTTATATTGGAGGATTAGCTCAGTTATATTCATACCAACAAGTGCAGAAATTCGATGTATTTTCATGTTTTATAAATCAAGGTAATGACCAAATATTGTTCAAGCTTATAGATATGAGAGATGTTAATAGTCTTATCGAAATTCACCAAGCAATAGATACAGATGCAGTTATTAAGTTCGCTATGAGGTCAGATGGTATTGGATGGTCATTTGCTAATTTAACTTTAAAATAAAATGAAATCATTTAAACAACATCACAGCGTAATATTAGAATTCTTTGACGCAATCGATGGTGCAGTAAAGCATATCGATCATTTAGAAGAGAATATTCTCAATAAAGGTAAGCAGGGTGTAATTGAAGCAATTAACCAGATTGAATCGTCAATTGCTTACTTTGTTGATGAATCTGATTATAAGATCTCTACTAAATTTGACGGAGCTCCTGCTATTGTAGCAGGTTTAGATACAAATGGTAAGTTTTTCGTAGCAAGTAAGTCAGCTTTCGCTAAGAACCCTAAGATTAACTATACTGATCAAGATATTATTGATAATCACGGTACTGGTGGTTTAGCAGACAAGTTAAAATTAGCTCTCAGATATTTACCATCATTAAACATAAAAGGTATTTATCAAATGGATTATATGTTTGATCCTCAGATGAAGATTCAAGAAACTCCTCAAACTATTGACGGAGTTGTTAATGAAAATCGCTTTACCACATTTACCCCTAATACAATTAAGTATGCTGTTACAGAAAACAGCCCATACGGTGATGAAATTAATAAAGCTAAAATTGGAGTAGCTATTCATATTGAATATATGGTACAAAATGGTATATTAAAGGTTAAAAAATATACTTCTGCTCCAGAAGAGTTCTCACCATCAAGTACAGTTTTTGTTTTTAATGTTTTAGCTAATAAGCCTAAAAATGCAAAGTCATCGTTCAGTAAATTACTACTAAAAGATGTACAAAAGAAGAAGAACCAAGTTTTAAAGTTAGCTGACAAGGTAGATTTTAGCTCTCTCGATGATTATACTGCTTTATTAAAGACATACATTAACTCAGAGATAAGAGCTGGTAGGTTTCTTGAGGATACAAGCATATCGACAGAAGAATTTGTTAACTGGATATCAGGTAAATTTGTAAAAGATATTGAGAAGTTAAAGAGCGAGAAGGGTAAAGAGAAAAAGACAACTCAGATGAAGAATACTTTATCAGCTCTTAAGAAACTTAGACCTTCCATTAAGAATGCTTTTGAAATTACTAAAATTATTGCAAATCTTAAGAATAACTTAATTAAAATATTCAACGAAATTACTCAGAATGATTTATTAGGTACATACTTAGAAGATGCTCCTGGTGAATGGCAAACTACAGCTCCGGAAGGGTTTGCATTATCAAGAGTAGATGCTGATGGTGCTCAAATTACTAAATTAGTAGATAGAGGCGAGTTTAGTGCTGCTAATTTCGGTACTGGTAAGCCAGCTGATACACCTGCTGCATCAGAACAAGAGTCAGTTAAATCAGTCTATTCAAATCCACCGTATCGTGCCGATAATTTTGGTAGAGGTGGTTTACCTGTTACTACAAATACATTTGGTGAGAAGTTCAATGATTTATATAATAAACTAATTGCTGAAGATGAAAATACCGAAACAATTGCTTTATATCCCGGTGGTTACAAGCCACCTACAAAAGGTCACTACCATTCTTTCGATTATATCTTACAAGATGCTGATAGAGGTGTAATTTTTATAGGTAAAAAGGAAAGAGATGGTATTACAGCTGAGCAATCAAAGCAGATATGGGAAATATATGCAAAATATTTAAATAAACCTGTTGAAGTTATTATTTCTGACGTTACACCTGTTAAATCAGTATACGATTACGCAGATAATAATAAAGATGTTAATATTATAGTAGGAGCTGGTGATAAAGACGACGATGTAAAGCGGTATGCATACTTTGAGAAGAATATAGAGAAATACCCGTTAGTACGTGTTGTAAAAATACCTCTTCAATCAGAAGGTATATCAGGTACAATGACAAGAGAGTTAATTGCTTCGGATATCGATAAAGCTATCGACTATTTTACACCTGAAGTATTATCTACAGAAGATAAAGCTAATATTAAGCAAATCCTGTCTTTTTAGCTACATTAGTTTCGTCAAACTCGTCGATTTCAATATCGTCTTCTTCGTCTTCAACATTAGCATCTAATGCATCATATTCTAATGCATGGTATACAGATGAAAGGTAATCAGAAGCTTTTGTAATTTTACTTGCTGTCCAACCTTCTAAGCTACCAACATTAGCAAGATGATTGAATAATTTTGTAGCATATTCAGCTGCTTTAAGTAATTCAGCTCTTGCCATATCTATCTCACCATCAAAGTCATCATCATCTTCTACTTGACCCATGCATGGTGTTTGACCGCAACCGCAATTTGATTCTTCAGCATCGTCGCCGGCTTGAATATAAACTTCTTCATCGCTATGTGAACGACCGCATTCATCTTCTGCATAATTCTCAGCATCTTCAGCATTTTTTGTACATTCAGGGCAACCTCCACATGTGCAACCGTTTTTACCTTCTTCACATTCTGAATGATCATGTTCAGGCTTCACTAGAGCGAATACAACCTTTGCCCCGGTGGATTGACCACCAGGTCCTGGAACGTTGATTGATTTACCAATACCATACCCAAGATTTTCATTTACTTGCTTATATTTCTCAAAAATTAAATTACTATCGAATGATGCCATATAATTATTTATACTAGATTAAATAATTTTATGAACTTTAATAGATTATATGAATCGGTAATGGAAACATTAGAAGAAGATGCAAAAAAGTGCTGGGATGGGTATAAAAAAGTACCAGGTAAGAAGCGTAGCGAACAAGGTTCATGTGAGAAGTCTGAAAACGCAGAAGATAAGCACAAGGCAGTAAATCCTGGTATTTTATCTAACCAGATCAAAGGCAAAATTACATGTTCAAAGGCTAAGAGCTTAAAGAGCGGTACTAAAGATAAAGGATCAAACACAGCTAAGGCAGCTCAAAGATTTATAAATTATCATGATTGTGATGAAGAAGAGTGGAGCTATGAAGAAGCTGAAGAAAGACTTTCAGGTCTTCCAGAAGAGGATGCAGAATATAAAGGTAGAAAAGTAACTCTTAATAAACCTACAAGAGGAGATGTTAAGAAGTTTAAGGTATATGTAAAGGACCCTAAGACTGGTAACGTGAAGAAGGTAAATTTCGGACACGGAGGTACATCTGCTAAGAGTAGAGGAGAAAAAACGATGAAGATCCGTAAGAGTAATCCAAAGGCTCGTAAATCTTTTAGAGCTAGACATAAATGCGATCAAAAGAAAGATAAAACTACTGCAGGTTACTGGTCATGCAAGAAATGGTAAAGATATGAGGATACATTAAATAATAGTATGAGTATTAAGACAACTATAAATACACCGGAAAATACTCTCAACTACATGAAATATGTTGAGATTGAAAATGATAGCCGGTATCCAGCAGTTACTGGAGGTCAAGGTCAAGGAGTTTTTAATAAATCAGCAATCTTAGTACAGCAAGTCGATCCTTTTAATACCGGTATCGGTAGCGGTACTGAGTCGCAAGGCTACATTGAGAAGTTTGGAGCTAATTTGTCAGTAAATGCTGATCTCCAGACAATCTGGGAAGAGGGGGGTATATATAACTACCTTACAACTGCTTCTAAATTGTCTGCTATTAGTGATGACTCAGAAGATGCATTAAATGGTACAGGTGCTAGGACTATTGAAATACAAGGGTTGGATGTTAATTATAATACTATTACAGAAGTTATATCTTGCAACGCTACAGATGGTCGAAATGGTGGACCAGAATCTACAAATGAATTTTTAAGAGTTTTTAGAGCTATCGTTAAAACAGCAGGTTCAGATGGAACAAATGCAGGTCTTATAGATATAAATTCAAATGTTAGCCCTATTATAGCTATAAGTACAAAAGGTTCAGGTAGTAAAAAAGAGGGGTTCGGTCAATCCCAAACTAGCGTCTATACTATACCAGCTGGTAAAACGGGATATCTAACTCAATGGTCAGTCGGTAGTAGTGACTATAATGCGAAGGTACATGCATATTTTGTAGCATCGGAAGTTAACGACGGTAAAATCTTAAGAATAAAAGATGTAATGTTTTTAAATAACTATTCTATTAAAGATTATAAAGTTCCGTTAGCTTTCCCTGCAAAGACAGATCTGGAGGTAAGAGCGTGGGATGGTGCTACAGGAACAGCTGTCTCAACTTCATATAATATTATTTTAGTAGATAATTAATGTAATGTAGTTTTTTTATTATAGTTGTTAAAGGTATATATTATTGATAAATAATATTATGGCAACAGGTGATTTTATTGAAATAAACGAAGAAACATGTTTAGGAGCAAGTTGTATTAACATAGTTAGAGGTACAAATACTCGACAAGCAACACAATGTAATTCGATAATGGGTGTTAAATCTAACCGTAATTGGTATGTAGGTAATGCGTCTATGCCAAAAGATGTATCTGGTACTGCTGAAGTTAAATGGAGTGAATTTAAACAAGCTTCAGTAATTACAGGGTGTGCAAAAACTAATCCAGAGTCACCAACGACATATGGTACTGCTAATAACGGATCAGCTGAAATATATCTGTGTTGTCAATCTGTAGTTACGGATGCAGGAGGTAAAAAGAATTACTCGTTTAAAGTGCCAGGTGATTCAAGCTGGGTCACCTGCGTGGAAGATACAGCTACCCCTAACTGCACACTACGTTCCCGTGGTAAAGATGGTTTATCTCATGGTACATATACTGTATGTGCGCGCGATGGGTTAAGTATAGGTACAACTCAAATATCTAGAGCTGTAGTAGTAGGTTACGGTGGTGCAGTCAATGTATATAACAACATTCAACAATAATAATTATGGAACAATATTTTAACAGTAATTACGAGCTAGTGCATAGTTTAGCAAGTAAATTTATCATCGGTGTAACTTATATTAAGAACGGCTTACCGGTATTTACATATGTAACATTAAACAAATCTATAATCGGTGACGATATTACTAAAAAAATAAATCATTCTGGTACAGATTTATATTATATTTTTTACGATTTATTAAATAAAAAATGGTTTAAATATAGTATAGATGATGAATTATCTTACACTTATTATAATTGTGAGCTAGCTAATGCGGAAAATCCGTCTAGGTTATATTTTATAGATGATGAAGAATTAATTAACAAAGTTAATACTGAGACTCAAAAACTTGTTGATGATCAGCTTGAACAAAAAAATAAACTTAAAGCAGATATTAAAAAATATACTACAAAATATAGTATAAAATTATTTAATATATATTACCAATTACTATTATCTAAAACATTAACATATAATGAAGCTTTATTCTCAATTGCATTTAACATTACCTTTGATGAATATAAAAATGATAAAATTAATGATATTCAATATTTCAAAGATACTTTTAAAAATGTTATAAATATTTTTAAAGATCAAGCAATTGATAATATTAATAAAGAGATAAGAGAAGGTGGAGTAGCGCCTGATGAAGATGCTGAAATGGAAGTTATAAAAACTATGATATCAGATGCAGTTAAAGCAAGTATAATCTCAATAGATAATAAAAATGAACCGTGGGAAATTTTAGAAGATTTTCCCACTATTTTATTACCAATTCCAGGATTTATTGAAGATGCAAATGGTGAAGATTCGTTTACTAAAAGTAAGAATAAAATAAAAGAGTTGTAGTATAACTACTTGATAAATTAGGGTTTATTATTTAAATAACCTCTTTTAAAATAATGCAACTAAATAAAAATAAAGATCCTCGTTTCGAAGAAGCTAAAAAATTAGAGTACCTTGGAACTACATTAAATTTTCAAACTATTTTTTTATGCAATTTAAATTGCTTTTTTTGTAGAGGTTCAATAAAAAATATTAATGAATTATCGAAAACAAAAACAATGTCTCAAGAAGATTTTGTTTTTCTTGTCAATAGAGCTACTGATTATGGTATAAACCATATACAAATTACACCTGCAGTTGGTGAACCGTTTATAGATAAAGGTATTATAGAAAAAATATTATTTTTAGAAAATAATGATAAAATTAAATATTATATGATATCTTCAAACTTAACACAGTTAAAGGATGAGCATCTAGATATCATCAAAAAATGTAAAAAATTATATTTAAATGTTTCGGTATATGGTTATGATAAACAAAGTTATATTGAAAACACAAATAGAGATCGATATGATATATTTTTAGATAGACTTAATAAAGTCGGGGATATATTCACAAAAAAAGAAACTAAAAGTTTATTAGACTTAAATATACGTTGCAATAAATGTTTTGATGCAGAATTCCCAAAAACACCGTTATATTATATTATACATAAATTGTTAAAGAGTAATAATATCAGTATTAATACTGGTGAGGTATATAATACTAACAGAGCTGATAATTTGGAAGGGTTTGAATATATTGAAAGAGAAAAAACCGGGCTATGTCCTATGGGGCCAGGTGATGGTGGTGGTGTATTACCGAACGGTGATTTTCTTTTTTGCGCATTTAATGATTTAGAAAGAAAAGGAATTGTTGGTAACTTATTTAAACAGACGTTAGAAGAAATATATTCAAGTCCTCCGTGGTTAGAAGTAGTAAATAACCAAAAAAATAATATATATAAAGGTATATGTGCTAAATGTACTGAATCCTGGTAGAATCAAATGAACGTAAAAAGTATTAATGAGTTAGATAAAAATAAGTTAACGGTTGTATGTACGTCTAATCAAAAATATATTCAATATGTAAAACCTTTTTTAAATTCTATTAATAAAAATTGTAATAATTTAAACGTGGTATTGAGACTAGTTAACTGCGATGATTTTCCATATGAATATATAAATTTTGATTTATTAAAAATATATGAAAATAAAGAGTTTAAAGATGAAATTATTGTAAACTACGAAGATTCAAAGACATTAAACTACAGTGAGTTGCAAGAAAAGGTAAAAAAAAGTAAATTCGGTAATACAATTTTTAAACGGTGTGAAGGAGTTTATTGTAGTAATATAAAATTTAATACTATCAATAAATTATTAATAAATGATTTTAAATATATTTTATATTTAGATGTAGATACCATAGTAAATAAAAACTTTAATTCTATTATAGATGATACTAAGGATTTTGATTTAGGTATGTTTATTGATAAAAATGATATTAATTGTTTTACAACAAAACACGGAGAAAAATATATGGGTTGGAATGCTGGCTTTATGTATATAAACAATACAGAAATATCTAAAAATTTTTATAATATTCTTGAAGAAAGAGTGAATGCTGATATTTTTGATATTGAAGCAGATGAAGTAGAATTTCAAAAATTGTTATCTGAAATTGATATTAATATCTTTTATGTAGATAAAAAATACAAAGATAACGGACCTGTTTATGATGTTAACAGTTATATGTGGAGTGGACAGTCTGATGAAAAAATAATAAATAACATGTATAGACAAGAACTTACAAAATATAATGAAGCTTGAAGAGAATTATTTACCTGAACAACAACGTAATGAAATCTATAACTGGATCCATAATAATGAATACCTTGATGATGATTATAACGGTAAGAGATGTTTTGCTGTAACATTTAAAAAAGAAGATTTACCTGATTTTTTGAAATTTGCAATTAAAGGTAATTTTAACGTGTATAATTTTATTGGATTTTATACATTTGAAAATGGTTATATTGAACCGCATGTTGATGGTGATTTAGTAGAAAGAATTAAAGAAGAGCAACCTGATTTTATGATATTTCTACCGGAAACAGAAGTATATTATGTTGATATATGCCCTGAAATGACCGGTGGTGAAATTGTAGTTGATGATGTTGAGTTTAAACCATTAACAAATAGTTCTATAATATTACCTGCAGGTGCTGAACATAGTGTAAACTCAGTAAAATATCAAAAAAATCTAAGAACTACATTAGTATGTGAAAAATATTTTATACTCAGTAAATATTTAAAAAGATTAGAATCACCGTGGTATCATAAAGGTTAGTTACTATAATAATATATGAGCAATATTGCTATTATTGGAGGTGCAGGTTTTATAGGTACATTTACAAAAAAAGAATTACAATCTCATGGTTATGATGTAACAGTTATAGACATTAAAGAAAATTCTGATATAACAGTCGATGTAATAGATTATATTAGGGTTAAAAAAGCATTGAGTTTAAAAAAGTTTGATGCAGTATACATGTTTGCTGCGATATCTGATAGTAAAGAAAATCATATAGATATAAAGAAAGCTGTTAATACCAATATAATGTCTTTAACAAATACGTTGGATGCTATGTATGAATTAGGTATACCGCGGATTATATTTTCATCTACAGTTTGGGTATATAGTGTATGCAATGTTACAGAAGTTAACGAAGATACAAACTTATCTATTTCTAACAGTGATCACATATATACAACGTGTAAGCTCACATGCGAAGCTATAATTAGAAACTACCAAAATGTAAGAGGTATAGATTTTACCATTTTAAGATACGGCATTGCATATGGTCCAGGTTGTCATCCTGATACAGTTTTATCAAAATTTATATCGAATGCAATATCAGGTAAACCTTTGGTTGTTACCGGTAACGGTAATATATATCGAAATTTTCTTTATGTTACAGATCATGCGAGAGGTAATAGATTAGCATTATCTGAAAAAGCAAAAAATCAAATAATTAATTTAGAAGGTGCTCAATCAATATCTATTAAAAATGTTGCGGAAAGAGTTCAAGAGCTTCATGGAAAAGAAGTTAAAATTATATACACAGATGAAAGATTAGGTGATTATAAAGGTAAGATAGTTGATAATTCAAAAGCTAAAAAACTATTAAACTGGGAACCAACAGTTAATTTTCTTGAAGGTAGCAAAGTTTTATATAATTATATACATGGTTAATCTTATTATAGCCCCGCATGCGGATGATGAACTACTCGGGGTAGGTGGAACGGCTCATAAGTATATCAATACAGGTAATGAAGTACATGTAATAATATGCGGTGTAAGGAAAAATGACGATGTCATTCAAATAGAGAAAGCTACAAAAGATTTTACATCTGTTCATATTTTACCATTTCAAGACGAATCGTACAATATTATAAAAAATAAATTGTTAAAAAGTGTTGAAAAAATATATAATAATTTAAAACCGAATATAGTTTTTATACCTAATAAAGATGATTTCAATATGGATCATAAAGCCGTTTATGAAGTATGTGAAGTTGTTTTAAGAAGATATCAAGAACATTCACCTGATAAGATTGTAATGTATGAAATTCCATCTTCTACCACACAGTCATTTAACAACAACTTTAAATGTAACTATTATGAAGAACTTTCATTAACTGATATAAATTTTAAAATAAAACGTTTTTATGAATATAAGAACGAAGTTAGAAAGTTTCCTAACCCGAGATCAGAAGATGGAATTATGGTATATGCGATGTTTAGAGGTATGGAATGCAATACAATATATGCTGAAGGTTTTAATTTAATATATCAAAAATCATGAAAAAAATAATTAGATTAAATGATAATCTTAAATTATTACACCCTGGAGCTGGAGATGGTATAACAGATGATACCTTTTACCATTATATAAAAGCATATAATTGGACTGGTACACTTATAGAACCATTACCTAATTTATATACTACTTTATATGGTTTATATAATAATAGTTCAATTGAAACAATAAACGCGGGAATAGGTTTTAATAAAAAAAATAATAAAAAAATATTTTGGTGTGATCACATGTTAAATGAAACAAATTTATTGAATATATACGAAACACGTAAACAAGCAGTTGATGAAATTTATAAGTTAGTTAATACATTAAAATTAAAAACTATTGAAAAATATAAATTTATAAGTTCAATAAAAGAAAAAAATATCGATTTTTTGTCATACGAAGAATTATTACAAAAAGGAAAATATGATATTGTACATTTTTGTCAGCCAATTGTTAATGAAATAACTTCTGATATTTGGAATTACATACAAGATGTATCTATTAAATATTCAGTTAAATTGATAAGCTATGATAAACCTAATGATTATGATAATAATCTTTGTAATGGTATAAATCATGATAAATTTACTTTAACAAATAAAGGTATTGGAGATATTGATATTACTAAATTTTCAAAACCCGAAGATTATGGGTCGGTGAAATTTGATATAAATTTAAAAAATAATAAATATCGAAAAGATAGAAATTTAATTGTAAATAATGAATACTGTTTGGGATAATGTAGATAAATTTGAAGAAATAATAGCAGAATATGCTGGTAGTAAGTATGCTATAGCTGTGGATAGCTGTACTAATGCATTGTTTTTATCAATGAAGTATTGTAAATTAGGTAACAATTCTGTTGAATTTGTTGAAATACCCAAACGTACTTATATTTCCGTACCTATGCAAGCTATACATGCTGGTTATAAAGTAAAGTTTGTAGATAAGTCTTGGTCTGGTGCATATACTATCGGTAATATACCAGTGGTAGATTCTGCTCAGAGATTTACCGAACAAATGTTTAAATCCAATACTTTTTATTGTATATCGTTTAATTTTAAAAAAATATTATCAACAGGTAAAGGTGGTATGATTTTAACTGATGAAAAGCATGCTGCTGATTGGTTTAGACGAATGCGATATGATGGTAGGCCTTCAATATATTATAATGATATGTTAAAAATGAGTGTTGAAGATATTGGTTATCATATGTATATGTCTCCTGAACAAGCTGTAATTGGTATACAAAATTTTTATAATGTTAATGGTAAAAATATTGATAGCTCTACAAGTGATGAATACGCAGTAGATTTATCTAAATTAAATTGCTTTAGATGAAAATAATAGTTTTAGGTTCTACAGGAATGGCTGGTGGGTATATATCAAGCTATCTAAAGCAATACTTTAAGGTTGTAGAATTAAATAGAAATCACTTTGATGCTTTAAATGTTGATGTAAATTATTTTGATAAAATAATAAATCAAAATGATGTTGTAATTAATTGTGTTGGTATTCTAAAACCATATATCGATACTGTAGGTATTGCTGAAACGCATATTATAAACACAACATTCCCTATTATATTAAATAATATATGCAAACGTAACGATGCAAAGTTCATACATATATGTTCCGACTGTGTATTTAAAGGAGATAAAGGTAACTATAGTGAGATAGATAAGTGTGATGCAACTGATGTATACGCTATAACAAAAAGGAGAGTTATAAATGGTACTATAATTAGAACATCGTTTATAGGTAACGATTTAAACAATGATGGTGTAGGTTTAATGAAATGGGTTATTAATAATCAAAATAAAACGATTAATGGTTATGTTAACTGTCTATGGAATGGTATAACTGCTTTAGAGTTAGCTAAGCAGATATTTAAAATTATATTACATGAAAATTTTTGGAACGGTGTTCGCCATATTTTTAGCTCTAAAATTATCAGTAAATATGAAATATGTAAATTGATAAATAAAGTTTACGATTTAAATATTACTATTAATAAACAAAATGCGCATACTATTGAAGGTACTAAAATAACTGGTAATTTAGATAGATCATTATGTTCAATATATAATAAACCAGTTACGCATAGTTTAAAAATACAATTAGAAGAATTAAAAAAATATGATAGTCAATAGCCATAATGAATGGGATCAATTAGAAGAAGTAATCGTTGGTGATGGGTTTCCAACATCATTACCGTTATTAGATTATTCATTTAAACTTTTTTTTCATGAAAATCTTTGGAATACAAAGCATTATGAATTTGGTAACCAAACTATAAGCAAGCGTCATTGTGAAGAACATTCTGAAGATATAGAAAAATTCTGTGAATTACTTAAATCTTTAAATATAAAAGTACGTAGACCTAAAAAACCTCAGCGGTTAGAACAAATTAAAACACCTTTATGGGATAGTACTAATCATCCTGCATTAAATGTTAGAGATATGGCGATGATCGTCGGTGATACAATTATTGAATCGTCTCCAACATGTCGTTATAGATATTTTGAAAATGATTTTTTACATCATCTTTTTTTAGAATATTTTAAAAGTGGTAGTAAGTGGATACAATCTCCAAAACCTTTAATGACTGATAATAGTTTTGATTTATCTTGGATAGATGAAAATAATGGTAGGCAGCATTATAGTGAACAACAACTCAAACCTCATTATATGGATTGTGGTCATGAAATAATGTTTGATGCAGCAAATTGCGTACGTATGGGGAAGCATATATTAATGAATGTTGCAAACGAAAATCAAAGACTTGGAGCACAATGGTTACAGAATACGTTAGGTAATGATTACAAAATACTTACAACATCTTTAGCAGATTCTCATATTGATTCATCATTTCTCCCACTTAAACCTGGATTAGCAATTGTAACAAAAGATTATATTAAAGAGAAATTACCAAAAGAATTACAATCATGGGATATTATAACTATACCTATGAGAGAACGTAGTAAGAGTGAGATCGATACTCAAGGTATAAAATTAGCTTCACCACGTATAGAATTGAATGTCTTTAGTATATCTAAAGAACTTATTGTATGTCACCCTCAATATGCTGATCAGCTCAATGATAAACTTAAAAAGTACAATATTGAAGCAATAGGAACCCCTTTTAGACACTGCGAAATTTTTAGTGGTGCTCATCATTGTACTACATTAGATGTTAGAAGAAAGAGTAAATATGAAAACTATTTTGAATAATGCAATAACATGTAGTACTGATTATAATTATATAAAATATTTAGATACTTTTATACAAACATACCAAAAAACAGGTATGAATACTAAATTATTTGTAAGATTAATTGATTTTGATGATAAACAAAAGGCAGATATAATTAAAAAATATAAAGAGGTATCTTTTATTATAGATAACCCTAATTTAAGTAGTAAGAAAACACTATTCAAAACAAAAGAAAAAAATCAAATAAATAACGTTTATAAAATAAAAAATATTTTTGATATGAAAAAAATATTATATAGCCCGCGAAGTTTTTATACATGCCACTCGAGATTTAAAACGATTAATGAACTTTTAAAAAATAATTATAATGTTTTATCGTTGGATGTTGATACAATATTTTTACAAAATTTTGACCATTTATTTGATAATTTAAAATATGATATATTAACCGTAACAGATCCAAACAACGATGATATTTTTTGTAATGAAGGTTTTTTGCTTTTTAAGAATAATCAGATAAATATAGATTATATTAAGAAAATATATAATTATATTTTTAAAGAAAAAAATTTTTATAATTGGGATGCAGATCACCACGCTCTACATACATTTTATACAGATAAAATACAAATAAATTTATTAGATGATAAATATAAAGATAAAAATCATCTAGATGATTCAATAATGTGGTCAGGTGATGGATACAATAAATATAAAGAAAAATTTACATCAAATTTGGACAGGTAATAAATTACCTGAAAAATATTTAGATTTACAAAAATCTTTAATTTTAAATCATAAAGATTGGAATTATAAATTGTGGAATTTAGATGAATGTAGAATTTTAATAAAGGAAAAATATCCTTATTTTTTAGATATATTTGATAATTATGAACATACAATTCAAAAAATTGATTCATCAAGGCTTTTTATTTTAAATGAATATGGTGGTTTATATTCTGATTTAGATATACATTTTTTTAAAAATATTGAACCGTTATTAGAAGGTAAGAAGGCTTGTATATTTGAAAGTAATAATCAAATGATGAAAAAAGGTGCTACTGATAATATTATTATTGATAATTATATCATGTATAATAATAACTCGTTATTTTTTAATAAAATATGTAAACAGATAAGATATTTTATACAAAAAGATATAACTAAATCAGATATTTTAAAGCAAACAATTTATTGTGGAGGTGGTAGTCATTTTATAACTAATTTTTTAAGAATAAATAAACATGATGTAACTGTATTTAACTGTAAGCATTTTGAATCAATAAAATGTATATCTGATTACATAAATCAAGATTATATTTACGGTATTCATTTTTGTTATAGGTCATGGATTGATAAAGGTATTATAACGGTATAAATATAGTATTATGAATACAGAACTTATTAATGATCTAACAGAACAGTATAATATTTTTCAAGAAGAAATTGAAAAATTTAACGAAAAAGGGGTAGGAGCTGCAGGTACAAGAGCTAGAAAAGCTCTTCTAGAAATTGCAAAACTTACAAAAGAAATTCGTAAGCAAATTCAAGAGAAGAAGAACGAAGGTAAAGCATAAATAATAATGTGATTACCTTTAAACATTTTTTTGAATCAAATCAACCATTAGGGTTGATCGAAACTATTACATTTGAAGACCTAGGTCCCATTGAAGCTAAGATTGATAGCGGCAATGGGGCTTACAATGTCTTGCATGGTGTAAATATAGACCATAATGGAGATAATGTTACATTCGAGACTGTTAACGGTCAGACGATTACTAAACCAGTAGTTGAATTAATCGATATTAATATCGGATCAGGTAATATAGAGCAAAGACCTGTTGTAGAGTTTGATATTAAAATAGGTGATGAATTGCACCCTAATACAAAATTCTCTATAGGTGATAGAACAGAAAATGAGTATAAAATACTCGTTGGTAAGGATTTTATCGAGCAACTCGGTGGATTAATTGATGTAAGTGCTGAGGGTAATCTCGATTAATACCAGTCTGGCTCATTACGTTGAGTCCATGTAGCAAACGGCTTATCTTTTCGGATATACTCTCGATATTGATCAATTACAGGTAGATCATCGAAATTTTTATTTTGCAATCTACAGTTACATTCTTGATTTATCGCTACTGCAAATTCCGTCAATTTAGTTTTATCGATAATAGTATTATGCACGTTTTCTCCACACCATTTAATAAAACTATATGTAAAATGGTCTTTTGAATCTGGCCATCTAAACTGCCTTTCACTAAACATATGTAGTGTATGATTAACTAACCACATAAAATTATCTGTAGTCTCTCTAGCCCATATACTACATTGATGATTAAAGTAACCTTTACCGCGTTTACGAGGCTTACCTAACGAAGTTCTAGGACAAGATTCATGATTCAATACTTCTTGAGGAAATGCATGAGCTAACATAATAGCTCCCTCAATTTGCATCTTAGATCTAACATGCTGATCACATAAATCTTCTGCTGCTTTAATCGGATCATCATCTGTACAAAAAATATTCATAACAATATTATATGATAGTTCCTAACTTTATATATAAAAAAAGCTATTACAAACACGTAATAGCTTTTAATATTAAAATTTAAATATACCTTATCTTAAACCAGTAGATTCAAAAATATCCCTTGCAACGCCAGCAGTAAAACCACCAGGTACACCCTTTACAATAACTGATATAGCATTGTGACTATGAAGACTCTCATTATGAGAAGCTACAATCTTAAAGTCTTTAATACGTGATTCATTACTTAACTTCTCAAATAAAAGCCTTACTGCATCTTCAACAAACTTAAGATATGCACCGTTTTTTTCAGCAAATGCCTGCTCATCTTCACGTTTAACCATTACCTGCGTTTCAGTTTGAAGAGCAGCTAAACATAATTCTTGAAGATCTTCAACCCATAACTTATCATCGAATTTTACACTAACTCTCGCAACACTTCGTTGACTATGAGGTACAGTAGCACGGTTACGATATTTTTCAGCATGCTCACTCAATTCGAAACTACATGGACATGCTGATGAATATACAAAATCAAAGTGAATATACTTCTTAAATTCACCTTCCTTAGTTAGATCACCTTCGAATACTACATCATAATATTGAAATCCTTCTAAACCACTACGTAAACTATTCTGCTTGATTGGATATGAAATCTTAAGCATGATACGAGAGTCAAATACTTCTAAGTTATTCTTATATGATTCTAGAACATCTTTAATCTTACCCATACTAAACGTTTCATCTTTATGATCGTAAAAACTTCTCATAATACGGGACATATTAATACCTTTCTTATGAGCTTCTAGACTAACACTGCCGGTAACGCTCGTTTCCAACTCAATAGTCTTACCATCTCTCTTCTTGTACGTTAGAGGTAACTTAAAGTTATGAATACCAACTTGCTGAATAGGTACAGATGCACCTTGAATTAAACTCGATGGACCATTTTGAAGATCAGGTAAAGATGAAATGTATTGCTTATCTGTTTTAACATTATCATCATACACTCTAATAGGTGGAAAATAACTCTTACTAAATTCATCCCCCATAATTTCTTTTGCGATGATGTCTTTTTCTCCGGTAAGTTCATCATCTTCGCCTAACCATTCGTAACTATTATTTTTTTCTGACATACATTAATTATACATTATTGATTAAATATTTCAATGACCGATAAAGAATTATTTGAAAAAACACAAAAACATTTTAACCTTACAAAAAAATCTATAGTTGTTGAAGTTTTTAATAAAGGTATTTTTAATAAAATTTTAAATGAGATCAGAGGTCCAAAGGCACCAACCCTCCCAGCTGCACCCGCTGCATCTGGTGGCTTTTTAAGTCGTATAGCTGCAGCAATACCAGGTACACGTGGTCATAGAATGAGAAGTGCAGAAGCTAGAAATCAAGAAGCAAAAGCTAAAAGTGCTGAAGTTGGTGCCCGTTTTGATCAACAACAACAAATGAAAGGTATTCAACCACCTAGTACTATAGTAACTTCAACGAGTGGTCGATCGACAGCTAAACCAACACCAACATCTAAACCAACCCCGCCAGCTAAACCAGCACCGGTATCAAATGTTAAATTTAAAGTCGGTGATGAAGTATTTGTTAAAACAAAAAAGAATCCTAAAGCAGTAGGTACGGTATCAGCTATTATCGATAAACCTGGTTTTATTCAAATAAAGGTAAATGGTGGAGCTGCATATGCATTTGATAAAAGAAATGTATCTCTTAAAAGAGGAGTTAATAAAGAAAGTTATAAAAGGCAATCGTAATATTCTCCTCCCTTCCACCTAAAGGTATTATAAATCATTAGAAATATTAATCCACTTTTTTAAAAAAATAATTTAATAGTTGAATACTACAATATATACTTCATAATATATATATGAGATATGTATCAACTAAAATTATTCCTATGGGATCAACCGCTTTTCGTCAATGGAGAGCAGATAGTCATTGTAAGTTAATTCACGGTTATCGTTTACAATGTAAGTTATGGTTTACAGCTGACGAACTAGATGATAAAAATTGGGTATTTGATTTTGGTGGTTGTAGAGAGATTAAGAAATTATTAGAGAAGCAATTTGACCATACAACTGTAGTAGCAGCTGATGATCCTGAATTGAGTATGTTTGAGTTAATGTCTACAAAAGGTATGATTGATCTTCGTATTGCTAAGAAAGGTGTTGGTATTGAAAGAACAGCTGAATGGGTTTATGATACAGTTAGTAAATATGTAGATGAGACAACTAATAGTCGCGTACGTCTTATTAAAGTAGAAGTATGGGAGCATGAAGGTAATAGTGCTATATATGAAGAAAGTCTCGGTGAGATCACATTACAGGTTCATAGTAATACAGAGGAAGAAAATGTAACTGAACCGGAATCAGAAATCACTACAAACACTGCAGTGATTGGAAATAATATTACTGAAGTGCCAGAGGTTAAGACACCTATTATTGAAGTTAAAGAAGAAGTTAAGCCAGTTGTACAAGAACAACCTAACGCTCCTGGTCTATATAATAAGAGAAGTACAGGTTTTGGTGACCCATTTGCAGGTACTTCATGGGGTAATAAGTAATAATGGGTTTAGGAGATATATATTCTAACAACGTTCAAAAGACTTCAATAGGAATGTATGGCATGGCTGGTAGCATGCCATCGGCACGTGAAAGAGATCCTAAATCTGTAGAATTAGAAAATAATGTCTTTGCTCAAATGCAGCAAGCAGTTACACCAGATAAACCTACTGATCAGCAAGATGCTCAACCAGTCATCAACGTACAACCAGTCGGGTTAGAGCAAGCGATGAAAGAATTACTTAACAGTGCTGAGTCTTTCGACGATAAACTTTAAGATTTCACTTCGAACTATATCATCTCCATCGAATTTAAAGGTATTAATACCTTCATCGGTGCATACTGGGTCATCAAAAGCTTTATATATACCTTTAAACCCACTCTTTTCGCCGATATCAGCTTGAAAGGTATCACCAACAACAATATACTTACTATCTACACCAAAACGTGTTAATATAGTAGTTAATTCCGAGTTAGTCATGTTTTGCGCTTCATCAATTATGACACATGCGTTTTTAAACGTTAAACCTCTAGTAAAGTTAACTGGTATACACTTAATATAACCTTTAGATAACAAGTTATTACCAGTATTACCAACTAATACCTCTTCCAATTTATCAATAAGAGGCATTGACCATGGTGCAAACTTATCTTCTAATTCACCAGGTAAAGCTCCCATACTTCTAGAAGCACTCTCAACGATTGATCTAATATATATGATATTATCAACACTTCTTGTATTTAAAAGCTTTAAAGCAGCAAGAACAGCCAGGTAAGTCTTTGCTGTACCTGCAGGTCCATCAACAATACACATTTTATTTGTTTGTTGCAGCGTAGTATTTAAAAACTCCTGCTGTCTCGGAGTTAAATCATACTCCTGCTTTATTTTAAAATCTAAATCCCAACCATCTTTTGGTATTTCAAAATTTAAATCTGTTTGTGTTATGGGTTGTTTCTTTACGGTTTTAGTACTCTTACGAGTAGTTTTTTTGGTTGCCATATACATATATTTATAAAATTTACACACCGAAAAAAATGTATTTGTAAACAGGTATTTTTAATTAAATATAATATTCAACTTGATTTGAACCGGAACTATAATATAATTAGTGTATGGTAGATTTAAATAAGACGCTAAGCTTGAGTGATGATCATGTTTTTTATACAATTGAAGGAGAAGGTAAATATATAGGGGAACCTTCTGTATTTATGAGATTATCGATGTGTAATCTTACTTGTAAAGGGTTTGCATCCGCGGATTCACCTCATGGTTGTGATTCGTTTGTATCTTGGTCAGTTAAAAATCGTTATACATACGATGAACTTAATAATTTCTATGAGAACAATGGTTTTGTACAGAATCTTAAGGACGGTGCTATACTAAAGATTACCGGTGGAGAACCATTGCTCCAGCAAAAGAGGTTAATGAGCTGGTTGATATCATTTATTGATAGGTTTAAATTTTCTCCTCGTATTGATTTTGAAACGAACGGTTCGTTAATGCCTCTTCCTGACTGGTCTTCAGTATATAACGCAACATTTACTGTATCTCCTAAGATGAGTAATAACGGTGATGCAGAAAAGCTTAGATATAAACCTGAAGTATTAAAATATCATAACGAACTCGGTTCATGCTTTAAGTTTGTCGTTAATAGTGAAGATGATGAAAAGGAACTATTCGAGAAATATATCGATAACGGTTTAGTTAGTAGAGAGAGAGTATGGTTGATGCCTTGTTGCGGTAGCCGTGATGAACATACTGCTAAATCTGAAATGGTAGCTGAGTTGTGCAAGAAACATACCTTTAAGTTTAGTCCGAGATTACAGTTAGTAATCTGGAATATGGCACTTAAGGTTTAGATTATGAGTGAATTAATTTGCAATATACCAAGTACAAAAGTATACATACGTAAAGAGTACTTGCATGATGGTAAAGAAGGTCATGGTGAGTTTGTCGAAGGTCATTGGGTAAGTGCAAAATCATTACCTGGTAGAGCTTTCTACTTTGAGACATATTTACCAGAGTATGGAGCGCTGTATGATAAGCTGCCTATTTCAGCGTTTGTATCATCACCTGAAACTCCATCCCCAGACTTACCATTACAAGACTTACAATTTTGGAATTGCATGGATTACGGGGTTACGGCAATATTTAAGCAATTTATTGGATCTATGGACTTTGAAGTTTTTACCCGAAGTCATGAAGTACTAAAAGGTACGTATATGTTTACGCTCGATAATTATCACTCAGACCCTGATAATATTGACTATTCAACTGCAGAAGTTCCGGAAGAACATAAATCATTTAATTGTATTGAGCTCGAGAATGGTCAGTATGCATTGTACCCTAATAATAGGATGAGAGTCTATGATAATTCTCTTACACCTCCTGAACCGAAGATGCCTGACTTTAAAGTAAGTACAGAATACTATCAGGTTGAGAATGGCTATCAATACCGTCTTGGCGATACTGATGAATATTATTGGAAGACTAAGGATACGAAATCTAAAAAGTAAAAAAAAGCCGTAATATATTACGGCTTTTTAATGTTTATAAATTGTTGTTTAAACGTAACCTAAAGAAGCTAATCTACGAATTTCAGGACTTACACTATCATAACTTGCAGCTGTCGGTGTTTGAATAGTAACAGCTGTATCATATGTAAATTGAACTGATAACCTATCTTTATTAATAACTGCAAATACTTCACCGTCATAACCTTCATCGATATCAAAAGTGTAAGTTGCTCCATCAAATACAACAGATGCAGGTACTTCAACATCTATTTCTTTATCTGCATCACCGTCGAATAATAGAGCTGATTTTTGTTGATTAGCGTCTAGACCATTATTAAAAGTTGAAACACCAAAAGTGTCAACGTCTAAAACTCCTGTAAATGATCCTTGATTTTTGAAAGATTTAATACTCATATTATTATTTAATAAAAAAATATTTATATTATTATGATTTTGACTGCAATTCGTAAATTTCTCTCCATGATTTACGTTTCTTCGGAGCCTTAGGTGTTTCAGCTTTAACTGGTTTTGCTGATTCTACCGGAGTTGTAACTGCAGGCTCTTTTGTAAAGAGACTAGTTAACTGTTCAATTAATGTTTTTTTATTAAATCTTCTATCTAATTCAACACCTTTTATTCTACCTAACTTCTCTAACTCAATCTTAGAAAGCTTTTTTAATTCTGATTTATTCATATTATTATTTATTGTTGAATATGTATATATTTTAGATTAAATAATTATCTTATGGATATTCTAGTTACATTATCAATCTTCATTGCTGGTTTTATTACTGGTGCACTTACATTCCGCAATAATACTGCAAAGTCCGAGCAAATCGTCAAGGATACTTTGGAGTTTGCAGCAAAAGCTGAACAAGAAGCTAAAGAATTAGCAGTAAAGTTAAAGAAGAAGAAGACTACAAAGAAGTAAATTTAACATCTTTTTTGTTTAACCAAACCCGTCAATTGACGGGTTTTTTTTTTACTTTCTACCACCAGGTGTAAAGTAGAATCCTATAATAGCGCCTAACATTGTAATAGCTATTAATGCAATGTGACCGGTGGTAATTGCCACAACGGTTTCTGTTCCCAAAGGTATTTTGATGAAGCCGAAGAGGATGGAGATATAGTCTTTATTTTCTCTTGGGACGAAGGTGAGGAGTTCAACACTCGGCCAGACGGTGCAGAGAACTGAGATGACGAAAAAGTTGAGCATCCCGATAAGAGCAATAAGACGCCGTGTACCGCGAGTAAAAGCGCTGTTATCGTTATTAGCTTCACCAAAAACTGCTTTTTGAAACTCAACATCAGCTTTACGTAAGTCCATTTCTCTGAGTATCTCACGCTTCTCTTTAGATTCTTTTGCAGCACCGATGCGATCAACAATACCGGCGACGATTTTAAGCATTGACCCCATCCCGGTTGCGCCAAGAGTACTAAGTAACATTGTAATAAGTCCAAACATATCATTTTATTGTATTAAATATTTATGTGATTTTAAATAATTTAACCGGTTTAGTTATATCTGAGAATAAAAAAAATGATACAAACAGGGTATCAAAAATTATTTCTACCTTTAATAATAAATTTTTAATGCTTCAAACGAAAAATGGTCAATTTGAATTACCTGGTGGTCATATACAACGAGGTGAAAGTCCAATTAATGGGGCAAAGAGAGAGTTCTTTGAAGAAACTGGTATAGATATTAAAAAAATAAATCAAATATCATCTAATAGCTCTCGGGTCTTATATAGAGGTTATATAAAGACTAGTAATATTAAATTAAGTCCGGAGCATAAAAGCTTTAGATTTGTTTCAGAAAGAGAGTTATTTAAATTACCACTAAGTAAGTGGTCTAAGAAAGATTTAGCTTTCTTAAAGCCGCATAAAAAGACTCCTGATGAAGAGGAGCTTGATGATGAGATTTAAACGTTTGTTTTATTATAATCTTCAATTAGAGCTTTAATTTCAGTCTTCATATAATTCAAGCGAATAGGGTACCAAGTATCATCTTTATTTTTATAGAAGATAACTAACCCGCTACACTTCTTACCACTACTTAACTCATATAGGTATGCGTATAATGAAAGCTGTAAGCAGTATGTATTAAACTCACATACACCTAAATGCTCGACAGGAGCTTTAAAAAACTCGTTATATTCACTAAAGAATCTAAAGTTCTTATTAGTCTTAAAATCACCTACATAAAAATATTCTGAATTCTCATAAATTAAATCTGCAGTACCAGCAATATTTAGCTCGATATTATGCAATCTCATTTCGCAAGTTAACTTCGGAAACTTTTTAAATATATACTCCCACTTATTATATGAGTCATATAATGTAGTATATTCTTCTTCACGCTTATCCTCACCTAAAAAATCTTCCATTACTTTATGAATATGAGTACCGTAATCGCAAGCTCTATTTTTCTCGGTATTCCATTCCTCAAGTATAAAGTCAACAGTTACACCTTCTCTAGCTGCTACCCGAGTAGCATTGCCTATTGAATCGAACGCAGGTTTATATTTACCGAGTAAGGTAGTAGCTGAGATTAACTCTTTACCGGTTTCATCATCAACGTACTTGTGTTTTTTTTCATTAAATATAACCATTATATAACAATTATAGTGTATAGACTTGAAAAGTCAAATTTATGTATTAAAATAAATATATGAGAATTGCAATAAGCGGAACTGGTAATCAAGGTAAGACTACCCTAATTAATGACTTCTTACAGGAATGGTCAAATTATAAAACCGAAAGCTCCACATATAGAGCTAAGTTAGTAGCTGAGAAACTACCACATAGTAAAAACGCTACAAAAGATACTCAATGGAAAATCCTCAATCATATGATTGATGAAATGCAGACTTTTAGCCCTGATGATAATGTAATTATGGATAGATGTCCTATTGATAATCTCGTATATTCTCTATGGTGTCTAGAAAAAGGTGTCGGTGATATAGATGAAGAATTTATTACTAAATGTATACCTTTAGTATCTGAAAGCATGAAACATTTAGATATAATCTTCTTTTTACCAATTACAAAATTTAATAATATTAAAATTGAAGATGATGGTGTTAGAGAAACTGATCCTAATTATATTAAAGAAATTGACCACATCTTTAAAGCTATACAAGCTCAATATCAGCAACACCCTCAAGAAAATCCATTTTTTCCAAGAGACGACTCACCTGCTTTAATTGAAGTATTTGGTAGTCGACATGAACGAACAGAAATGATAAAGTTATATCTGGATGTTGATGGAGATGTGATCGAAGGTGATCAATCAGAATTGTTTAATCCAGAAAATTTAGATTTAATGGAAGAATTACTCAAACAACAAACTGAATCAAATGATAATGATAAAGCTTTAAAAGAGCAGTTAGAACAGATCAAAGAATTTAATAAGTTAAATAATTTAGATTAAGATATAGCTGATAACATTATCAAATAACTCGTACCAGCTATTGTAATAGGTATACCGTGTGTTGATGTACCTATTACACTATCTGGTGTTTTTGAAGTGTCGATTATTCCACTTTGCAGTGTAACTATATCAGCAGCATTTGTTGCAATATTTACAGTGTTATTATCAATTACAGCTGCACTTGCAGCCATATTTGCAGTGTTAATATCAATTTGAACTGTATTCGCAGCAATATCAGCAGCATTTGTTGCAATACTTGTAGTATTAAGATCTACTTTTGCAGATAGACTTCCAACATCTGCACTTAAAATTTCTATATTAGTATTAAAAGTAGAAATTGTGTTTGCAAAAGTTGTGTTTTCTAAACCTATAATAAGATCTTTAAAATCTAAAGTATTAGAAGAACTAGGAGTTTGAATTAAAAATAAATCCCCAGTATTTACTTCTTCAATTCGTGGTAACTGTTTTATACTAATGCTTGACATATTAATTATTTATTATAAATTATATATAATGAAAACGGAAAAAATAGGAGTTGGTATAATCACATGCGATAGACCAGACTTTTTAGAAAAATGTTTAAAAAGTATAGACACCAAGTTAATTGATGAAATTATAATTATTAATGATGGTTTTGATGACATAGATGTAGGTGATATTGAAGAAATAAAAACTACCGGGAGGGTTGGTGTAGCTAAAGGTAAAAATATTGCTTTGAAACATCTATATAATAAAGATTGTGATTATCTTTTTATTATTGAAGATGATATGATTATACTTGATAATAACGTTTTTCAACAATATATAAAAGCACATCAAAAAAGCGGTATTCATCACTTTAATTACGGGCCAGGTTCACCATTTAACCGTAAACAAAATATTGAATTTGATCTCCATAACCGACATGAATTAGATCAACATTCTGAACCAAAACCGCGTAAAATTATTGATTATGGTGATGAAGTTAAAATATCTTTATTTCAACATACTGTTGCAATGTTTTCGTTTTTTACTCGTAAGACTATTGAAGATGTAGGTTATATTGATGAAGACTATTATAATGCTTGGGAGCATGTTGACCATACATATCGAATTATAAAAGCAGGTTTACATCCACCTTTTTGGTATTTTGCTGATATTTATAACAGCCATCTTTACCTTACTGAAGCTCCAGAAGCAATTGACAAATCTTCAATTGCAAATGATACAGAACAGTGGGAAAAAAATGTATACGGTGGTAGAGAAATTTATAAAGAAAAGCATGGTCATTATCCAAACCAACCACCATACGTTACATCTGATGAAGTAACTTCAATATTAAAAAAATTAAAACAGCAATGAATGAAATAGTTACATATGGTCAAAATTATAAGTTAACACCTGGTATTAAAGTTATAGTTCAAAGTGCAAAAAAAATAAATTGCACTTTTACTGTTATTGGAGTTAACCTAGAATCTGAAACAAAAAAATATTTAAAAGATAATAATGTTAATATTGTTGATGGTTGTGAGATTGCTGAAAAACATAATGTTAATTTAAATTTATCACCATATACATTAAAGGTTATATTTTTTAATTTATATGCAAAAAAATATACCAAATCCAAAAATTTGTATATGTGTGATTTTACAGATTTGTTTTTTCAGAAAGATGTTTTCAAGTTAATTAAATCTGATAAAACTTATGTAACTAGTGAAAATAAAGTAATTGGTACATGTCAAACAAATAGTACTTGGGTGAATATATGTTATAATCAAGATATATTTAACCTATTAAAAAGTAAAGATATATTAAACGGTGGTAGTGTATTAGGTAGTAGACAAAATTGTATTTATTTACTTGATGAAATGTGTAAAGATATGGGTAGTATCATATCTAGAGTTGGTAATTATCAAAATATCGATCAAGCGTCGCTTAATAAAGTTGTTTATTTTGATGAATATAATTATAGGATTTTAAATAACGGTGAAATATTAAATGCAGCTCATTCAGGAGACTCTATAGTTGAAAAAGTCGATGAGGTGTATAAAATTGATAACAATATACCATATGTATTGCATCAGTATGATGTAATAAAACAGGTTGAGAAAGAATTATATGAAAAATATTCCAGGTAAAGTAGATGTAATTATATTATCTTTAGTTAAAGATGATGAAACATTTAATAAAACAAAAAGTTGTATAGACTCTTATATTAACACAGCTGATGATATAATTAACAATATTTTTGTAGTAGAAACAAATACCAATTTTGATGGTGATTATAATCAGCCAAAAGTTAAAATAATTAAACCTGATATTAAATTTAATTATAATAAATTTTTCAATATTGCATTAAAAGAATGTAAAGCAGAATTTATAATTGGACCAAATAATGATTTACAAATACATGATAATTGTATACAAAATTTAATTGAGCAATTTAAAATAAATAAAAATATACATTCAATTAGTCCTATTGATAGAAACTGGCATAGACATAAAAAAATGTATCTACCGACTGATGATAAATTATATTACGGTTATGAAGTATCACTGCATATGTTTGGATGTATATTTTGCTGCAGACGATCAGTTTTTGAAAAAATAGGTTATCTTGATGAAAGATTTCATTTTTTCTATCAAGATAACGATTATGTAATGTCATTAGAAAGGTGTAATTTATTACATGGAATTTATACCGGGTCTCATGTATCACACGTTACAGGTGCGACTAATAAACATGCAGCAGATGACTGTAAATATACACCAACTAATATGAATACGCAAGGTAATACCCTTATGCAAAAATGGAATTCAGAACCGTTTAAATCTGGCGGTTATAAAACATTTAAAGATTACACTTTTTAATTTATGAAAAATATTGCTTTTCACTCAAACCAATTAGGTATTAGAGGCACTGAGGTGGCTTTATATGACTATGCTCACTTTAACGAAACGATTTTAAAAAATAAATCATTTATTATATCTGATAAAAATAATGATCTTGAAGCCTTGAAGAAATTTGAAGATAGGTTTGATGTATTTTTATATGATAAGTTTGAAGATTGTTTTGATTATATAGCTGAAAATAATATTTCCGATATATATTACCAGAAAGCTGGAGATAATGATGGGAAAATTGTACCTGATATTAATAATTTGATACATGCAGTCTTTCAATGTAATGAAATACATGGAGAAAAATACCATTATATTTCAAAGTGGCTTGCTAAATCGCAGAACATGGAAGACTCATATGTACCATATATTGTTGATATGCCTGAACCGACAGAAGATTTAAGATTGAAATTGAATATTCCTGATGATAAAATTATCATCGGTAGACATGGGGGTATAAATGAGTTTGATTTACCATTTGTACATAAAGCGGTTTATGATATTGTTAATGAACGTGAAGATGTTGTTTTTGTGTTTATGAATACTAAACAATTTACAATCAAACACCCTAATATTATACATGTAGGTGGTACTTATAACTTACAAAATAAGTCAAACTATATTAATACATGCGATTGTATGCTACATGCTCGGCACCGCGGCGAAACTTTTGGGTTAGCTATAAGTGAATTCTTATTTCACGATAAACCGGTTATTAGCTGGAGAGGGGGTATAGATCAAAATCATATTGAAATTATAAAGGATGAAGAGTTACTATATACTGATTACCCGACACTTTTTAATATTCTAAAAAATATACAAAAAAATAATAAACCAAAAAATTATTACAAAGAAAATGTAAATGAATTTACACCTGAAAACGTTATGGAACGTTTTAATGAACTATTTATAAAATAATATGAAAATATTGTACTTAACTAAAGGTGATCATGTCGATTATCAAAATGATTGCACGTTAATTGGTCTAAAAGAATTATTTGGATCAGATGTCGTAGATTATAATAAACAGCATCATAATTATGATACATATGATATAGAGTCAGCTAAAAAATTATACGGTAAAGGAATGTCTGTTACCCGGGTACTACCAGATTTAACAGTTGATAGAACTGATATTACTAGTAAAATAAAAAATAAATATTTTGATTATATTGTTTACGGTTCTATATGGAGATGCAATGATCATATTAATGAAATTTTAAAATATTACCCACCAAATAAAATAATTGCAATTGATGGTGAAGATGAAACTAATATACATAATGTTTTTAATTTAGGTATAACTTATTTTAAACGTGAATTGATACATACTCATAAAAAATTATTACCAATATCGTTTGCAATACCAACATCTAAAGTCAATTTCAATAAGAATAAAATAAAGGACTTTTCATATATTACACCATTTGATACAAAAACATATATTTATAATAATGAAAAAGATTATTATAATGATTACAGTGAAGCTAGATTCGGGGTAACAGTTAAAAAAGCAGGTTGGGATTGTATGAGACACTATGAAATATTAGCTAATGGGTGTATACCACATTTTTATGATATATCTAAATGTCCTGATTTAACTATGGTAAATTTTCCAAAAAAATTATGCTTAGAAGTTAATAATTTATTGAAAACAAATACAGCTGTAGATGTTTATAATGAATATAAAGAAAAGTTTGAACTGCATGTATCGAATAATAATACAACAAAACAACTAGCTAATTATATATTAAATCAATTATGACATGTCAAAAAATCGGCGTAGTAATAGCAAGATATAATGAAAATATTGATTGGGTTAAAACCGTAACCCATAATATATATCTTTATAATAAAGGGGGAGATAATATTCCAAATTCCATTAACCTTCCTAATGTAGGTAGAGAAGCTCAAACGTATCTTTATCATATTGTAAAAAATTATGAGAAGCTTGATGACTATACAGTATTTTTACAAGGAAATCCATTTGATCATGCATTTCATGATCATTACCCATCTATTGAAATGTTTAATAATGTAACATTTAAAAAAGATTTTTACCCTTTTAATCGTAAAGATTTAAATTATTATACATGTACTTTGTTAGGTGAACCATTCTTAAATAAAGATTTAGTAAAATTTTGTCATGATCATGATTTTACTTTGGATGTAAAAAATAATATAGTCGAATTTGTACAAGGAGCGCAATTTGCTGTAAGTAAACAGAGTATTCACAAAAAAGATAAAAGTATATATGAAAAGTTATTATATTCGTTATCTAATAACGATCCGGATCAACCGAGTAAAGAATATGCTCATGTAATGGAGAGATTATGGAAATATATACTTGCATAATTTTTTTTAAATGATAGATAAAAAGAAAGTAAAGATAGTTGGATGTGGTTTATCAGGCATAACATCTGCGATAATTTTAAAGGAAAAGGGTTATAATGTTAAAATTTTTGAAAAAAGAAGTCATATAGGAGGTAATTGTTTTGATAGCAACTTATGCGGGACAATGATTCATAATTACGGTCCACATATTTTTCATACAAATGATGAAGAGGTTTTTAAATTTTTAAGTAAGTATACGGAATGGGTACCTTTCAAATATCAACCTAAAGGGGAAACAGAACTTGGATTAATTTCTTTACCATATAGTAAAAAAACCATTAAAGAGATAGGTAGAGAACTATCTCCTGACGAAATTAAAAAGTATTTATTTAAAGACTATTCAGAAAAACAATGGGGAGTATCTTTCGATAAAATACCTAAAACAATAACAAACAGAATTCCTGATACAGCAAAAATGGAGGACCCTACTTGGTTTAAAAATGATAAATATCAATGCTTGCCTAAAAACGGATACACAAAAATGATGGGAAAAATGCTTGACGGGATTGATGTAAAACTCTCCTGTACTGATGAGGATTGGAAAAAATACCATGCAGATATAACTATATATACCGGTAAAATAGATGAGTTTTATGACTTTAAATTTGGTCGTCTACCTTACAGATCTCTCAAATTTAAACATACAGTTACTGATGAAAAAATGTCATATCTGGTAGAAAATTCTAATACAAAAAAACATAATTATACTAGAAAATACGACCACAGTTATTTTGATCTAAATCATAATCAAGATATAACGGTAGTAACTGAAGAATACCCAGTTGAATATAATGGTAAGAACATTCCGTTTTACCCAATACATTTTGGAGATTCTGGAAAAGCGGCGTCAAAATATATTGAATTATCTAAATCTGAAAATAATGTAATTTTTGTTGGGAGGCTAGCTACATATAAATATCTAGACATGTGGATGGCAATTAAACAAGCAATGTTAAAATGTAAATCGTTATAAAAATATAACTTGATTAATGTTTATAACTCTATTATATACTATATGTATGCTAATTAATATTATAACACCTTGCACAAGGCCTGAAAATCTTTCTGCTATATCTGAAAGTATTAATATACCTTCAGAACACTATCGCTGGATTGTTGTCTTCGATGCACCGCAAATTCCTGACATGCAGCTTCCTAGTAATTGCGAATGTTACGCTCATCAAAATGAAGGTAGCGTATTTGGTAATGCTCAGCGTAATTACGCAAAGACATTAATAAATGATGGGTATGTTATGTACATGGATGATGATAATATTTTACATCCAAATTTTTGGGATGAGGTAAAAGATTGTACATCTGATGTAGTTTGTTGGAAGCAAATTAGAAAAGATGGATCACATTGTTTAGATGCTGGGAATTTTCAAACCGGAGCGGTTGATTCTGCTTGTTTTATGGTTAAACGTTCTATAGTAGGTGATACTAGATGGTACAACGAAAAGTATTGTGCAGATGGTTGTTTTGCTGAGGATATATACAATAAATCACCAAGTATAGATATTATTGAAAAATATCTTGCATATGTAAATTACTTAAGAAGTTAGGACATTATGACATACGAAGAAAAGATTAATCAACTATTAGAAACACCTAGAATATACTGGCTAGAATTAGATTTCATTTCAAACAATGTTGCTGGTCTCATAGATCTATGCAAAAAGTATATTAAGAAGAGTGATCATGTCGTCGAGCATGGGAGTTTTTCAGGGGTGAGTAGTAGAGTGTTATCTCTTCACTGTGAGAAGTTACATTGTATAGATCCTTGGCCAGTTGGTTTGCAGCAAGGTGGTTCCATGAACCCTGAAAGCATGTTTGATGAAATCTTAGTTGATTACCCTAACATCACAAAGTTTAAATCAACAGGTGCAGAGGCTGCTAAGTCGTATGAAGATCACTCTCTTGACTTTGTCTATATTGATGGAGACCATTCTTATGCTGCAGTTATAAATGACATTAATACGTGGAAGAGTAAGATTAAGAAAGGCGGGTACATTGCTGGTCATGATAGTCATATGTATGGTGTATTAAAAGCAGTAAGAGAGCATTTAGGTGAACCTATTGAAATCTTTAATGATACGAGTTGGATATTTCAACTATAATCATCTGTTAAAACATAGATAAATAATTTTATATAGTTGAAACATCAACATTCATATACTATAATTGTTATATGATTATTAAAGATATTAAAGTATATGACGGTCCATTAATTCATAAGCGTTTTGCGTACGATTACTTTCGTAATAAGACATTACCTATAGGTAATATTATCGCTTTTCGATGCCCGATGGATGTGAGTATCGATGGTATGATCGATCAGGAAGATGTACTTCAAGG